GTCACCAGGGGTGTCCGCTGCGGCTCCGCCACCTCGTCGACAACCCGCGCCTGCGGATGGTCCACACCGAGCTCGGAGCGCCGATCAGCGCCCGGGTGGCGGCCGAGATCGGCCCGGTCGACTACCTGGTCAACTTCGCCGCCGAGTCCCACGTGGACCGGAGCATCTCCGCCCCGCGGCCCTTCGTCGTCAACAACGTCGAGGTCGCGCTCAGCGTCATGGAGTTCGCCCGCGAGGCCCGGCCCCGCCACCTCATCCAGTTCAGCACGGACGAGGTCTACGGCCCGGCGCCGGCGGGTCACGCGCACCGCGAGTGGGAGGCGATCCTTCCCAGTAACCCGTACAGCGCGAGCAAGGCGGCGCAGGAGGCGGTCGCCATCGCCTGGTGGCGGACCTACGGCGTCCCCGTGACCCTGGTCAACTCGATGAACCTGATCGGCGAGCGGCAGACGCCGGAGAAGCTGGTCCCGGTCATCATCCGCGAGGTGCTCCGCGGAGGCCAGGTGCCGATCTACGGCGCGTCCGAGGACGAGGTCGGCTCCCGTATGTACCTGCACGCGCGGAACCTGGCCGCGGCGCTCGTGTTCCTGCTCCATGGCGAGCCGCCGCTCCATCCGGCGGCGGACCGGCCCGCCCGCTGGAACGTGGTCGGGGAGCGCGAGGTCAACAACCTCGAGATGGCGCAGCTGGTCGCCAGCATCCTGGACCGCCCGCTCCGCTACCGGCTGGTGCCGGAGGGCCATGCGCGACCAGGCCACGATCGGCGCTACGCGCTGGACGGCGCCAAGTTGGCGGCCGCGGGCTGGCGGCAGCCGATGGACTTCGAGGAGAGCCTGCGCCGTACGGTCCGCTGGACCGTCGACCACCCGGAGTGGCTGCGGTGAGGGTCGCCTACGTGGTCACGACCTGGAGCAGCCTGCGCCTGGTCGAGACGGTGCACTCCCTCCCCCGGGGCACCCGCCTGCTGGTGGTGGACAACTCCCAGCACGGCTGGTCGCTCTCCCGGGGCTGGAACTACGGCATCGACCGCCTGCTCTACCGAGAGGGCTACGACGCCGTCGTGGTCATGAACGACGACGTCGTCCTGCGGCCGGACTCCGGCGAGAACCTGGCGCGCGCGCTCCTGGTCGACCAGCACGAGCAGCCCGCACTCCGCCCGGGCCCGGAGGCGCTGCTGGTCACCTGTCGCCACGCCAACCACGGCGACATGTACACCGACGAGGTCAACCACGAGCTCCTGAGCGCCGCGGTGCCGCAGTGGCAGCCGGGCCCGGACTTCTCCTGCTTCTGCGTCGGCCGGCGCCTCTTCGAGGTCGTGGGGAAGTTCGACGAGGGCTTCAACCCCGCCTACTTCGAGGACAACGACATGCACCGGCGCATCCAGCTCGCCGGGTACGAGGGCTACGCGGTGACCCCCTACTGGCACTACCGGAGCGGCACCATCCGCGGCGACGGCGAGCGGCGCTCCGTGGTCGAGGGAGGCGGGTTCGCGGCCAGCCGCAGCCACTACTGCCGGAAGTGGGGCGTGCCCGACGACGGCCGCAACCCGATCGGCAGGGAGACCTTCGCGGTGCCGTTCAACGGCCGGGCGGCGTGAGTCTCTCGATCGTCACGGCCGCCTGCGGCGCGATCGAGGTCACCGAGCAGTTCCTCGGCGAGACGCTCGGCCGCTGCGCGCAGGCGCATGAGGTGGTCGTCGTCTCCCAGGCCGAGACGGCCGAGGAGCACGACCGGCTGGCGGCGGCCGAGCGGCGGTGGACGGCGGGGGGCTGGCGCTGGACCGCCTGGGCGTGCCCGGAGCCGCTCGGCTCGACGGCGGCGTTCAACGTGGGGCTGCGCTACGCAAGCGGCGACGTCGTCGCCCTCCTCCACAACGACCTGATGGTCCGCGAGCAGGGCTGGGACGGCCGCCTGCTGGAGTTCTTCGCCGGCCACCCGGAGGCCGGCGTGGCGGGCTTCCACGGCGCACAGGGCCTCGGCGCCATGGACATCTACCGGACGCCCTACCGGCTGGAGCAGCTCGCCCGCTGGCATTGCTGGTCGAACCTGGAGGACTGGTCGCACCACGGCAAGCACGCCGAGCGGCCGCTGCAGGTGGCGGTCGTCGACGGGATGGCGATCTGCGCGCGCCGGGCCGACCTGCTGGCCTGGGGCGCCCTCGACGAGTCGCTCGGGGCGCACCACATGTACGACAACGACATCTGCCTGACCGCCCTGGCGGCCGGTCGGGTCAACTACGTGCTCCCGGTCCGAGCACGACACCTGAGCGGGCAGACGGCGAACTTCCCGCGCTACAACGAGGCGTTCGCGCACCTGGGTGGCGACCCTGGGGTTCACCGCATGGCCCACGAGCGCTTCTACGAGAAGTGGCGGGACCGGCTCCCGGTGTTCGTCGGCCAGTCCCCCGCGGAGGCCGCCTGGTGGCGCTCGAGCCGGCCATAGGACCCGAGCAGCACCCGAGCGACCATCAGCCGCTCTTCCTGTTCCTGCGCCAGGAGCGTCGCGAGGAGGACGTGATCGTGGACGTGTTCTACTGCGCCGTCTGTCTGGGGCGCGTCGAGGCGGTTGCGACGGGGACGCCACTGGCGGCCGAGGAACGCCCGCGCCCGCGCGGCCCGCTGCCCACGCTCGGCTCGGCGAGGGCCTGATGCACCCGGTCGTGCGGGCCAAGATCGCCTGGTTCTCCGACGAGGGTCACGCGCTGCGCGGCGTCGTCCACGTCGGCGCCAACGATGGCGCCGAGATCGCCTGGTACCTGCACCGGAACCACCGGCCGATCCTCGCCTTCGAGCCGCACCCGGAACCCTTCGCCGCGCTCCAGCGCGAGTACGGCGACGCCCACGGCGTCATCTGCGTGAACGCGGCCCTCGGTGCCGAGGATGGCGAGCTGGTGCTCCAGGTGCCCGAGGACGGCGAGACGGAGCACGCCTCGAAGTACGTGCCGATCCCGACCGACGGCGACGGGCACGAGTGGACCCGGGTCCCGCACGGATCCTCGATCGCGGCGCCGCTCCGGCGCTTCGACTCTTGGGCTGCGGAGACCTGCATCGACCTCTCCCCGTTCGACGTCCTCGTCATCGACGTCCAGGGCATGGAGCTCGAGGTGCTCCGCGGCATGGGTAGATGTCTCGACGGGTTCCGCCACCTCTGCATCGAATGCTCCGAGCGGCCGATGTACGACGGCGAGCCGCCCGCCAGGGAGGTCATCGACTGGCTCGCCGCCCAGGGCTTCGACCGGCAGACGCCGATCGAGCCGCACGACGACGTCCTGTTCCTGCGGACCCGAGATCCAGCGGCTGCCGGTGCGGACGCCCCGGCACTCAACGAGTGGGCGCGGCAGAACGGCTGGAAGGGCAAGGGCCCGATCCCACGGGCAGTGCGCGAGGCGTACGCGGAGGCCTTCCCGTCGTGATCACCGGCATCCCGACGGCGCTCACGGCGCCCGAGACGGCGCAGCTGCAGAAGCTGGCGCGCGGCGGGACCGTCCTCGAGCTGGGCGCCCACTTCGGCTACAGCACCATCGCGCTCGCGCAGGTGGCCACGCGGGTCCACTCCGTCGACTGGCATCAGGGCGACTCCATGGCTGGCCACATGAACAGCCTGGAGGCGTACTTCACGAACCTGCGCCGGCACGGCGCGCCGAACGTCGTCACTCACGTGGGCCGCTTCGAGGACGTGCTGCCGCTGTTCCGCGACATGGCCTTCGACGGCGTCTTCATCGACGGCGAGCACGACCGGGTCTCGGTCGCGCGGGACACGGACCTGGCGCGGCGGCTGGTCGCCCCCGGGGGCTGGCTGGCCTGGCACGACTTCGGGCGGTTCGAGGTCGGCGCGGGCATCGCCGACGGCATGGGTGCCTGGCCGATCGACCTTCGCCAGGTGGACTGGCTGGCCTGGCTCCAGTCCATCTGAGGTGAGCTGATGCCCTACCAGATCCAACTCGGGACCACGGAGTGGGACGCGGTCCGGTACTGCCGCGCCCTCACCGAGGACCTCTACACGCCGTTCATCGTCCCGGACGAGTCGTACGGCGCCTACGCCGAGGACGTCGCCCAGGACTTCTCGCGCTGGGTCCCGCTCGACATCCAGGTCGGTAACCCGGTCACCCAGACCTCGGGCTTCCTGACGGTGGCGAACCAGCAGCGGTACGTCTGCAACGCGGGGAACGGCTTCGCCTCCCCCGTGGCCCGGATCACCGACGTCCTGTACCAGGCGACCAACGCCTTCAGCGCCGCGAGCGAGATCAGCTACCTCGCCCTGCTCCCGTTCTCGCCGCTGAACCGCTTCCTCTTCACCCCCTCCCTGCTCGACAGCCCCTCCGAGCGCATCCTGCGCGACGAGTACCTCTCGGAGCTCGACCACTACGGCCGCGGCTTCTACGGCCTGGCGCGCGATCCGGCCTCCGGAGCGGTCGCGATCGACCTCTACCCCATCCCGACCACCGGCGGGACGCCGATCTACGTCCGCTACCAGACCATCCACGTGGCCACCGCGAGCCTGCTGAACGACGCCGTGTACTCCCGGGTGCCCGAGGACCGGAAGCGCCAGTTCGCGCGCCTGCTCTACTGCCTGGTGCTGGAGCAGGAGTCGGACCGCTACGCGAAGGCGACCTCGACGTCGGCCGGCATCCTGCGCGGGACGGCCAGCCCGCAGGCCCTGGAGCGCAAGATCGAGCGGATCCGCAGCTCGGTGTACCAGGAGCTGGGAGCCGCGCTCCCGGTCGTCGCGCACACCTTCTGATGGCCACCGCAGCCCAGGTCGCGGAGTACCAGTTCCACCGTCGCCTGTGCCTCGGCGGCATCCCCGGCCTCGGTCCGATCGGGCAGTCCACCCTGGAGCACCGCGTCCTCCAGGGGACGCTGTCGACGCCCTCCTCGACCGGGAACGTGCTCTACGCCGGGCCCGGGCCGGCAACCGCGGACCTCGTCGTCTCCTCGACGAAGGTCTGGATGGTCTCGGAGCCGCTGGTGCAGCGCGGCGGCGGAGCGATGGGCTCGACCACCGACATCGGCCGCCAGAGCATGCCGATGATGCGTGCCCAGTGCCCGGTGATCGACGACACCGGGAACGCCATCGCGATCGCGCACGACGACGTCCTCATCGACCCCGGGAACGTGAAGTACAGGGTCGAGAACCCGGTCCTGACTCCGGACGACTCGCTCTGGTCGTTCAACCTCGTGAAGCTGAGGTAGGCCGGATGGCGCTCACCCTCGCCCAGGGCGGCGGCCGGGCCGGGATCTCGTTCGACGAGAAGGCGTGGGCCAAGGTCGTCAACCGCTACAAGAACGCGGCCGAGAAGGTCGGGCTCGTCCAGCGTGGGCTGATCGCCTGGGCGATCCAGCAGGGCATACAGGAGGCGCGCCACCAGCTCGACACGCTGGTGTACAAGGCGCCGATCTCGGCGTCGGGGTACGTACGGACCGGCAACACCCGGGCGGCCGTCTCCAAGAAGGGCTCGGTGACCTGGTCGCCGACGTCGGGCGCCACCGGCACGATCCACGTCGACCAGGCCGTCGCGAACCGGAACGGGTTCTACTACCCGGCCGTGCTGAACCGGGGGCGCACGGACATCCGGTACTACCCGCGGCCCTTCTGGACGGCCACCGGCGCCGTCATGCGGGTGCGGTACGAGCGCCAGGGTCGGACGGCGCTGCGCCAGCTCCACCAGGAGCTGACGCTCGCCTGATGGCGATCGTCGACGAGATCCGGACGCAGGTCATGGACAGCCTGTACGCGTTCGACTTCTCGTCCGCCTTCCCCGCCGGGTACGCCGGCGCCAAGGCGGTGACCATCGTCCGCGGCTGGCCGTACGACCTGATCGACAACATGCTCGGCGAGACCGACGGGCAGATGACCCGCCCGATCGTCTCCGTCGTCGACGTCGACGTGACGGACACCTACCGGAGCCTCGGGAACGTCTCGGACGTCGGGGCCCCGGTGGGTATGACCCGCCGCGCCACGCGGGTCGACGCGACCTTCCTGGTGGGATGCTGGGCCGACCAACTCCTCGGTGGGGCAGACACCGCGGAGCTACTGGGCGGCCTGGTCATCGGATGGGCATTCCTCCACCAGGTGTCGCTGACCGCCTACCGGCAGCTGAGGGCGTCCGCCAGCCACGGCGTCCTCCAGGACCGGCCGCAGCTGTGGCGCTACGACGTGTCGCTGACCGGCCATGCGCTTCTGACCTACGACTCCTAGCCAGGGTCGATCGTCGGGCGCGCCGGCATCGAGCGTCACATCCCACTCCGAGAGGAGGTCTGAGTGCCCTCGCTGAACTCCCTCCAGCCCGAGGCGGTGAGCTTCGGGACGGAGATGAACCTGCAGGCCATCGGCCCGCAGGGCCTCTACGTCAACGTGGGCGAGATCTACGACCTGACCTTCGAGCTCGACGACATGCTCGCGGCGCTGCCCGTCCTCGGGAGCAGGCGCATCGGGTACCGCAAGGGTCAGCTCAAGGTCAGCGGCACCATCAAGTCCTACTGGATCAACGGTGCCGTGCACTCCATGGTCATGACGGCATCCCCGGTGTCGTCTGTGGGCAGCGCGTCTTCCGTCTACCACAGCTCGCTGCCGACCATCCGCTACAACATCCGGATCGCCAGCACGAACCCCTCCGGCTACAACATCACGTTCGTCAACGTGAGCCTGGAGAAGGACGGGCTCTCCATGAGCCCCGACAAGTTCGTCGAGGAGACGATCCCGTGGAAGGCCGAGGACCTCATCTGGAACTCGGCGTAGCGGCGTAGGTCGAGCCCCGACTCGTCATGCGTACAGGAGCAGGAATGGTCAAGGCAACGGAACCGCGAGGCGGGGCGGCGGCCCCCTCGTACGTCGAGTACGAGGTCAAGGACACGTCGCCCGTCCTCGTGAGGCAGCTGCGCCAGCAGGTGATGGGCTGCCACTGGGAATACCAGGCGCGGATGCTGGAGATCCTGGAGTGGGTCTGCGGCACCGACCGCCAGTTCGAGCGCGCCCGGAAGAAGGCGCTCGACCTCATCAACGGCGAGGAGCGCGCGCTGCTGGCGATCCTCACGATGTCACTGGCCTCGGCCAGGGAGGACGGGCATGCAGCGCCCCGGTGAGTCGCTGAGCGTCGAGGACCTGCAGGCCCTGGAGGCCCAGGCCGACGTTCGGCCGGCCGACGACGTCGACATCGACGAGTGGCTCACCGAGCAGGCCGCTGCGGCCAAGGAGTTCGGCGAGGTCGTCATCGAGGGCAAGCGGATCAAGGTGGCGCCGATCACCGAGGGCGAGGAGAACAAGCTCCTCCGCCAGGCCCGGCGCCCCGACCCGCGCAACCCCCGAGAGCAGAAGACCGACATCATGGCCTACCGCCGGTCGTACGTCGCCCTGAGCCTATCGAAGGCGTACGGCCGCTCGGTCCTCCCCGAGGACCCGCGCATCCTCGGGATGCTCCCGGGCGTGCTCACCAAGCTCCAGACGACGATCAACGAGCTCAGCAAGTACGAGGTGCCCGAGCGGCAGTACGACCCTTTCTCGTCTTTGACCTGAGCCTCCGATCGGAGTTCGGGTCGAACGGCCGGCGGGTCGCCAGCTTTCCGGGCGCGGCGATGCTGGTCTGGATCCTGAGCTGGTGCTCGCGCCACGGGAGAGATCCCTTCGACTTCTACGAACGCGAGTTCCTGGAGCGGCCGCAGGCCTGGCGGCTGATGGCCGCCTACGAGGCATGGGACGCCAAGCGTCAGGAGACCGAGGCCGAGCGGCGGCAGCGGGCCGCAGCTACGCGCCGACCGTGACCGCGCAGTAGGCGCAGGGCCGGCCCTGCGCCTGGCCAGGCGCGCCGCAGCGGGCGCAGGCGGCGACGGCTCCCAGTGGACCGCGTCGGCGGATGGCGTCCTGCGCATCGGCGAGCTGGTTCTCGAAGGCTGAGACGTCGCGGCGCCCGCAGCCCTCCAGAAGCTGCACGGCCTCCTCGCCGCGATAGACGGTGAGCTGACCCCACGACCCGCGCTCGATGGACGCCTCCTCGAGCGGAACGCGGAACTCCCGCGTCCACGGCTCCTCGCGGCCCTCGACGTTGCGCGTGCCGGCGATCCGGATCACCAACTCGTCGCCGGTGAGTTCGACGGTGCCCGTGCGGTGCTTCATCTCGCTCAGTAGAACCCGCCGGGCCGGCCAGCGGCTCGTTGAGAGGTAGGCAGCATCGAAGAGCTCGCCCTGAAGTTCACGGCCTACGACTTCATCACGCAGATCGCCGAGAAGATCGGGGACTCGATCGGCGCCCTGACGGGTCGCATGAAGACCGAAGGCGAGGCGCAGGCCGGCATGTGGGGCAAGATCGGCGCCGCCGGGGCCGCGGCGGCCATCGCCCTGACGGCGGTCGTCGCGGCCTCCGTCGCCATCGGCGTCGGCGCGGTGAAGGCGGCCTCCGACTTCAACAGCCAGATGATGCTCGTGCGCACCCAGGCGCACGACACCTCGGACGACATCGCCTGGCTCGGGCAGCAGGTCCTGGCGCTGGCGCCGACGGTCGGGATCGGGCCCGACCAGCTGGCCGAGGGCCTGTACCACGTCACCAGCGTCGGCTACCGGGGCGCCGAGGCGATCTCCATCCTGAAGGTGGCCGCGGACGGGGCCAAGGTCGGGATGGCCAACCTCGACGACACGGCCTACGCCCTGACCTCGACGATGAACACGTTCGGGCTGAAGGGCGCCCAGGCCCAGGCCACGATGGCCACCCTGAACGCGATCGTCGGCGCCGGCGACATGAAGTTCCAGTCGCTGAACGCCGCCATCTCGACCGGGTTCCTGGCCGCGGGCGAGACGTTCGGGGTCTCCATCCAGTCGATGGGCGCGGCCCTCGCCTACCTGACGGACCGAGGAGCGAGCGCGGACGAGGCGGCGACCCGGCTCAAGATGAGCATCACCCTGCTGGGCGCTCCGACCAAGGCGGCGGCCGGGATCATGAAGGACCTCGGGCTGACCCAGTCGGAGGTCGGACAGCGCACCTCCGCGATGGAGGAGGCGCTCCGCAAGTCGGGCGTCACGACCACGCAGCTGTCGGCCGACCTGCGGAGGCCGGACGGCATCCAGGTCGCCCTGCAGGACCTCGTCAACCACATGCAGAAGGCGGGGCTCTCGGCCGACGAGACGGCCGCCGTGCTGTCCAGGGCCTTCGGCGGCGGCCGGAGCGGCGCCGCGATCATGTCGATGGTCCAGCACCTGGACACCCTGAAGTCGAAGTTCGACATGATCAACGAGGGGCAGGCCCGCTTCGGCTCGGACGTGTCGGACACCATGTCCACGCTGAACTCCCGCGTCGACCAGGTGCGAGCCGGCTTCGAGGCGTGGCGGGTCGAGCTCGGCGAGAAGCTGATGCCGATCGCGAACGTGGTGCTGGGAATGGTGGCCAACGCCATGCCCGGTATCGAGAGCACCGCCAACCGGGTGGCCGACGCCATCACGAACATCGTCACGCGGACGGCCCAGGGGGCGCAGGGCGCGGGCGTCGCCGGCGGAGCCACCGGCTTCCTGATGGCCCTGGGGATGGACAGCGGGACGGCCTCCACGATCGGCGCCCAGCTGGCTCAGATCGTCCAGACCGTACAGCAGGCGGCGTCCCAGATCGGGCCGGCGCTGAAGAGCATCGGGTCGTCCATGAGCACGGACTTCGTCCCCGCGCTGAAGATCGCCGGTCCGATCGTGCTGGACCTCGCCCAGGGGCTGAGCTCGACCCTGGGGCCGGCGCTCCAGCTCGTGTCCGACCACTCGAACATCCTGGTGCCGCTCGTGACGGCCCTGGCGATCGGCTTCGGCGCGCTGAAGGCGATCGAGCTGGCGCAGACCATCGGGGTCTGGGCGACCAACTTCGCCACGGTCGCCACGAACATCGGCAAGACCGAGGCGGTGATGTCCGCGCTCGGCGTCACGACGGGGATGCAGGATGCCCTCGGCTGGGCCAAGGGCTTCGGGCAGGGGGCCCTCGACGCCGCCGGCAACTTCGCCTCGATGAGCAAGGCGGCAGTCGTCGAGGGCGGCAAGACCGCCGCGGCCTGGGTCGCGTCCGCTGGGCGGTCGGCGGCGGCGTGGGTGACCACGGCGGCCTCCGCCACCACGTCGTTCGTCGCCACCACCGTCGCGGCGGGCATCGAGTCGACGAAGACGGCGGTGGCCTGGCTGGCCGCTCAAGCGAAGATCGCCGCGGGTTGGGTGGCGACCCAGGCCAAGGCGGCCGCCAGCTACGTGGCCACGGTGGCCGAGGCCAACCCCAACTCCGTCGCGGCCGTGCTCGTGTGGCTCGGCGCCCAGATCAAGATCGCGGCTGGCTGGGTGGCGGCCGAGCTTGCCGCCATGGCGTCCTACGCACGCACGGCGGCGGCGGCCGGGGTTGCGGCGGCGCAGACGGCCGCCTCCTGGGTGGCGGCGCGAGCCGCCGCGGTGGCCTCGTTCGTGGCGACGGCGGTGGCCGCTGGTGTGCAGGCGGTCCGATCGGCCGCGGTGTGGATCGCCGCCCAGGTGTCGATGAAGGCCGGCTGGGCCCTCTCCAGCGCCGCTGCGATCGGCAGCTTCGTCGCCACCGCGGCGGCCGCCGCCGCTCAGGCCGCGCTCTCGGCCGCGAGCTGGCTGGCGGCCGCCCTCGCCCTCGGCGTCGTACGCGTGGCCACGCTCGCCTGGATGGCTGCCCAGTGGCTGCTCGACGCCGCGCTCAACGCCAACCCGATCTCCCTGGTGATCATCGGGATCGCCCTCCTCGTGGTCGGGATCGTCGTCCTGATCACCCACTGGAAGCAGGTGGTGCAGTGGCTGAGCCTGGTCTGGGACTGGATCAAGAAGGCGGCCGCCTCGATCTCCGACTTCATCGACAAGCACCGCGTGCTCGCCCTGGCGATCGGCCTCCTCGGCGGCCCGATCACGATGACGATCGGGCTGGTCGCCCTGCTGATCACCCACTGGAACCAGGTGGCCAGCGCCGCGAACGAGGTCTGGCACGCCCTGCAGGGGTTCGGCTCGTGGCTCTCGGGCACGTTCGGCCCGATCATCCAGAGGATCGCCGACCTCGTCGGCGGGGCGGCCGACAAGCTGAACGGGTTCGTCTCCGCGGCCAAGAGCGTCCCCGGCGTGGCCGGCCTGGCTCACGCCGCCGGCGTCCCCGGGTTCGCCGGCGGCGGCATCGTCACGCGTCCCACGCTGGCGATGGTCGGCGAGGCCGGCCCGGAGCTGATCGTCCCGCTGAGCACGGTGAACCAGGGCGCCGGCGCGGTGTCCCTGGCGCCGGCCTACCCGAGCTCGGGGTCCGGGTCGGGCCCGACCGTCGAGCTCCACACCCACATCCAGCTCGGCAACGAGGAGTTCGCCGAGCTGGTCCAGCGCATCCAGGACGGCCGCCTGAGCGGGCTGATGGCGGCCACGTGATCATCAACGACCTCGACCTCGGCCCCAACGGGGCGAACCTCGCCGGCGCGCCCCTGCAGACGAACACCTGGGGCCAGCCGGGACAGACGATCGGCTCGGAGCTGGTCTACGGGGCCCGCACGATCATCTACCCCACCGGCGGCCAGAAGCGCCAGCGGCAGGAGACGATCTACGTCGAGGCTCCCGGCCTGCTGGGGGGCGCCGCGCCGAGCAGCCCGGGCGCGCTGAGGACGCTGGTCCGCCAGCTGCAGGAGCTGGCGGATAACCCCGACCTCAACCCGGCCTACGTGCAGTGGCGAGCCGGCAACGGGGTGCTCGCCGCGGATCCGGACGACGGCTGGTGGGTCATCGAGAACGTCCGGCCGGACATGAACACGGAGGGTGCCGGCTGGGCGGCGGTCGAGGTGACGGCGTCCGCTGTCAGCCCGGCCTCGCCCTCCGCCCTCGCGCTCGCCATCCAAGGGGCGCCGCTGTCGACCAGCTACACGCCTGGGCAGTCGTGCGTCGTGGCCTTCCCGGTCGGCTCCAGCGCGCAGCCGGGCCCAGGCACGCGCGCCGGCGCCGAGGGCGTGATCCCGATCAGCTTCCTGGGCAACGCGCCTTCGCCGTACGTGCCGTTCGCCCGCCCGGCCACCGTCGCGGCCCTGTGGACGGGCGACGTCACCTGCTGGGACACCCAGAACACCGCGAGCAACCCGGTTCCCACCAGCGGCGGGTTCGTCCACCCGAGCTGGGTGAAGGTCTACGGCACCGGGCACGACTTCACCGGGGACACCGTGGTGACCAACGGGGTCCTGCTCCTGCTCTTCCAGCCCGGCCAGGGCCAGCTCTGCTCGGTGTATCTCTGGGACACCTCGTTGGGCACCCCGGCGTGGCATCTCCTCGGGAGCGTCCAGTGGCAGGACGGGAGCAGCAACACCGGCACGCTGCGCTCGATCGACCTGGACCGTGTCTCGCCCTGGGAGGCCCGGCTGCATCTGCGGGCCAGCACCTCGGCGGGCGCCTGGTCGCTGTTCAGGCTGCGGCTGCTGTTCGGGCACCGCGACGTCCCCATCGAGTTCTGGCCGGTCGCGACCAGCAGCAACCAGCTCTCGCTCCTGTGGTCCACCGCGAGCGCGTACGCCACCGGGTTCAATGACACCGGCACGTCGACCACCTTCCCGTCAAACCTGCCCGTGTCGCCCGGCTCGGGCTACGCCGCCGTCCAGGCCAGCGCCACCGGCTCGCCTGTGTTCGGCTGGCTGTATCAGAACCCGCCGACCACAGCGCAGGGGCGGTTGTCATCGAACACGGTCTTCGGGTATGGCGACAGCGCCGGGCCCACGGGCGGCGCCTACAAGCTGTACGGCATCTTCGCCTGGCCGTACACGGGCACCCCGAACGTGATCACGGCGGGCGGCCTGGCCCTCCAAGCCTGGGACGAGATGATGTACGACATCCGGAACGCTCGCTGGGTGATGGGCTGATGGCGAGCCCTGTCCTCGGCTACCTCAACTACCGGATCGTGGACAGCAACGCCGGCGGCGAGGTCGTCGGCGACCTGCCACACCTCCACCGGTCGCAGTGGAAGGTCCGGGGCCTCCAGCCGGGCGTCACGGGATCGGCCTCGCTGGGCGAGTTCACCCTGCCCCTCCACCCGCCCTCGAGCAACGAGGGGCGCTCGGCGTCCGCCATGTACGACGCCCTGGACAAGGGCCAGCGCGTCGAGGCGTACTGGGCCAGCCCCGGCGCGACGACGCCGTACCAGTCGGGGGTCATCACCTCGATCGAGAGGCCGGCCGATGGGCCCTGGGTGGTCCACGGCTCCGACACCCTGTGGTGGCTCCAGCAGTCGCAGCTGTTCCCGGGCGAGACGATCGGGCCCGGGGCGGCGCCGGCGAAGCTCATCCAGCTCTTCTCGGCCACCCGCGAGGTGGTCTACGACGCCTGGCTGCACATCGGGTCCCAGAACGTGGTCAGCGGGTCCATCTCGAACGTGACCGCCGACCCGCAGTTCGGGCTGCAGGGGATCAGCAGCACCGGCTTCGCGGTGATGCTGGCCCCGACCAGCTGGAGCGCCGGCGCCCAGTACAACTGGCCGAGCCACCCCTCGGACGCCTACGCGTCACAGCTCTCGATCTGGGGCACGATCGCGGCCGACACCAACGTGACGAATTCCGGTGGCTGCGGCATCCTCTGGCTGAGCGACGCCACAGCCCAGAACGGGTTCCTCGCCGAGTTCGTGACCACGTTCGTGAGCGGCACCTACTCGGTGGCCGTGAAGGTCTGGACGGAGAGCGGCGGCTCCTTCACGCTGCAGGGGGCGGCCGGCAACGTGTTCACGGGCCTGCTGTCGAGCACCTTTCCGTTCCACTTCAGCGTGACGCTCTTCCAGAGCGGCAGCAACTACATGGTCAAGTGCTTCCTGAACGGGAAGGACAGCGGCCTGGCCATTCCGCTCGCCTCCCTGGGCGGCATCACCAGCGGGCGAATCGGCATCCGGCCCACGTCCAGCGGTGCGAGCACCCAGTACGTAAACCGCATCCGCTTCGAGAGCCGGACCGGCCAGTACGGCACGCCAGGCACATGGGGCACCAACCGCTTCCAGGTCGGCACCACCACCGGGACCACCGCGGTCATCCCGCAGATCACGAGCCAGAACCAGACCCACCTCGACATCATCCAGCTCGCCATGAGCCTGGACGGGTTCGTGGCGCTGAAGACCACGGGGCGCGGATACAAGGGCGACACCCTCACCTACGGCAACCTGGGCACCGACCGGACGGCACAGATCGTGCTCAGGGAGGGGGAGAACATCGTCGCCCAGGGCACGATGGTCGGACCCGTGGCGGACATGTACTCGACGGTCACACGGTACTCCGCGGTCCCGGGCGACAGCAGCGGCGGCGTGATCGAGTGGCCGGGCGGTCCCATCGCGAGCGTTGGGGATCTGGTGCTCACCGACACCGTGACCGACGTGGCCGCGCCCGGCGCCTCGCTCCAGCTGGCGAACGCGATCCAGATCGGCGCCAGGAAGGCCTCCCCGCTCACCGCGTACCAGATCGGCGTCGTCCGCACCCCGGACGTGGCGGAGCAGTTCGGCCTCTACGACAGGTTGCTGGTCGACCACCCCTCGCTCCGGATCAACCGGCAGTCCCTGCAGGTGATCGGCTGGGACTTCACAGAGGGGCGGGCAACCATGCCGGTCTACTTCAACCAGTTCCCCATGCGGGCCCTCCCGCAGCAGGGCCTGCAGCGGATCCAGCGCGTCACCGAGTGGCTCGCGCAGCACGCGACCTGACCTGATGGCCAACCTCAACGGGGGCGTCACCATCGCTCCCGGCGCGGCCGCGGGAGCTGGGGCGACGGCCGGGCTGCCCATCGTCAGCACCGACGGCCTCGACGGCGTAGCGGCGATCGCGACCGGCGCGTCCGGGCTGGCCGCCGGCGTGCTGGCCACGATCCACCTGGCCGCCGGCGTGCTTGCCGACCAGGACGTCGCCACGCAGCAGCTGGCAGCGCAGGGCTACCCCGGCGCCACGAATGCCACCGCCCACGTGCGCGTCCCCGTGGTCGTGGTCTGCATCGTGGCGCCCCCGGCCCCGCCCGCCGGCGTCATCGTGGCCGCGGGCCTGATCCACGCCCAGGGCCTGCTCACCGGCTTCGGCCTTGGGGTCAGCGGGCCTTTGGCGCCGTCGACCACCTACCGCTTCGCCTGGCGGGTGCTGACGTAGCGCCCGCTCCTGCCCCGCCCTGCCCCAAGGAGGCCCGCATGCCGCTCTTCCAGCCGATCGCCATCGCCTGCCAGCCGGGCAGCCAGCGCGTCGACTACTTCGCCGTCGCACCGGACGCCGGCGACACGCACGCCGTCTGGTGGCTGGGGCCCTCGCCCGACCGGGAGCACCTGCCGGTCTGGGAGTCGCTCGGCGGCGGCGGGGGCGCCATCGACGCCGAGTGGATGGGAGACGGCAGCGCGCTGATCGTGATCCTCCTCGGCGAGGACGGCCGCATCTGGGAGAACTCGTATGGGGCCGCCACTGGCCAGTGGAATGGCTGGACGGACGGGGGCGCCGCTGGCGAGCTCCACAAGCTGCTCGTCGACGAGTCGTGAGACCCGCTCTCCTCGCCCTCGCGATCCTCGCCTCGGCGGCCTGCGCCGGCCCGGCGACCCGCTCCCTGGCGACCCCGAGCGGCAGGGCGCCGGTCTCCGCGCCGCCCTCGTTCGGCTCTCCATCCCCGACCACACCGCCTTCGCCATCCGTCCGCCCGCTGCTCCCACTGCGGAACCCCAGCTGCGGCATCCCGTGACCCACCCCGTCCCCGCTTCGGCCCACCCCGGCGTGCGCCACGAGTTCGGCTTCCGCGTCCGCCGCCACCACACCGCGGCCAGCTTGGCGGCGGTGGGCGGCGAGTGGGTGCCGGACTTCAGCGAGTACAACGGCCCCGTCGACATGGGAGCCGTCAAGAATGCGGGCGCCGCCGGCGTCATCCTCCGTGCCGGCTTCGGGACGGTGCGCGCCGACCTGCGCTTCGCAGAGAACCGGGCGAAGGCAGACGCCGCGGGCCTGCCCTGGATGGCCTACTGGTTCAACTACCCGGCGTACAACCGGGCGGTCGACGAGGCCGCGATGTGCAACTCCATCGTGGGGCCGCTCCCGCCTGGCCGAGGCCTCGCCAGCGACTGCGAGAACGACCCGGGCGCGCTGGCGTGGCCGCCGGGCGGCGCGGCCCGCGACTGGGCTGCGACCTACCTGTCGGCCGTGGGACCCTCCGACTACCCGCCGCCCTGGTACTGCTCGACGTCGTTCGTCGGCCCGCACGCTCTCGGCCCGCTGGCGACGACCTGGCCGTGGTGGGTGGCCGAGTACGGCGTGGCCGCGCCCGACGAGCTCGGCCTGGCGCCGGTCATGTGGCAGGAGACCGACCGCGCCTCGGTGGCCGGCGTGTCGGGGCCCTGCGACGTCTCGATCATGCTGCGCGGTTCGTTCGCCTCGTTGCTCTACGGAGGTGACCCCATGGGCCTCGTCGGCCTCGACCCCCAGGACCCCATCGTCAAGCAACTGCGCGCGGACGCCCACGGCGCCGCCACCTACGGCATGGCCGGCGCCTGGCTGGACCCGGACGGGAACAAGCCCGTGGGCGCGCCCTCGTGGATCGCCGACCGGCTGGCCGCCCACGATGCCCAGCTCGCCGCGCTGCTCAGCGCCGAGGGCCTGGAACAGGAGGCCATCGACGCGCTCTCCTCCAACGCGGCCAGCGCCTCAGCCCTTGCCGCCCTCGCCGCGGCCCAGGCGGCTGTGAAGACCGAGCTGGACGGCGTGGCGGCGGCGCAGGCCGGCGGCACCCCGGCAGACCTGAGCGCGCTGCAGGCGGCCGTCGCGGGCGTGGACGCGCATGTGCATGTGCTCGGCGGCCACCTCGGCGTCGACGTGACGACGGGCCACGACACGTAGGGAGGCCCATGACTGCCGGTGTCCCTGAGCGACGTCATCCACATCGTCCAGAGCGGCGGCCCGGACGCCATCTTCCTGCTACTGACGTTCGTGGGCCTGCTGCTCGGGGGGAGGATCGCCGTGAAGCGCGAGATCGACTACCGCGACGCGCTGATCGCGCGGCAGGAGGCGACCCTGACGCGCCAGCAGGATCTATTCGACCAGGCCTTGAGCCTCCTTCGGGAGACGCAGGGCCGGTCGTTGGCGTCGTGAGGCGGTGCCTGCGCTGGTTCAGGGCCCTCGCGTGGAGCCTGATCCTGTGGGTCCGCCGCCTGCGCCGGGCCCCGCCACCGTCGCACCCCGCCGACACGCAGCAGCGGCGATCTGAGGGCCGCCAGGACGAGCAGGCGCGCGAGCTGGAGCGCATCCGGGCACAGCTACGGGCAGCAGGGCTCTGGAGGGACCCGTGACCTGGTGGAGGTCCGTGCTCGGGCCGCTCCCGTTCGCCGTGCCCGGCCTGCCCGGCCTCACGGGTGCCGTGCTGCTCTGGGGCGGGAGCTTTGTCGTCTCGGCGCTGTTCGTGTTGCCGCTGGCAGCGAGGGCCTGGCACGGCTGGCTCGTCGTCCGCCGCGCCGAAGATGCCGCGGCCGAGCGCCGCTACGCTTGGGGCCAGGCCATCGCTCGCACCTGCGGCCTGCTCATGGTGCTTGCCGGCCTGGCTGCGGGAGTGGTGGCCGCCACCGTCCCGCCCACGCTGCCCAGACGTCCTCTCGCGGCGGGTGGCCTGGCGGTGGTCGTCGCCCTGCTCGTCCTCGCCGTGCTGGTGGCCGTCCAGTCCATCGCCCTGGAGGCTTCGCAGCGCGCGGCGGCGCTCGTCCTGTCCCGACGCCCGCCTCGCGTCGCGCCACCCGGGAGGTGACCCAGCATCGCAGGCTCGCCAGTCGTCCTGATCATCCTCGCCCTGATCGCCTTCGGGGGCTCGTCGATGGGCGGGGTGCTGTCGGCCGTCGTCACCACGCGCGCCGCGCGCAAGGCACAGGAGGCGGCTGCACAGGATGCGCGTCGCGCCCAGGCGGATGCGGCGCAGGCGCAACTCGCCACCGTCCAGGCTCGGGTCGACGCCGCTCACGCCCAGGCCGCGGCGGCAACCGCCGCCGCCGAACTGGTCCGCGCGGCGCGGAACCAGAGCAGCCAACTCGATTCGATCGCGGCGACCGGGCGGGCGACCCACGTCATCGTCAACAGCCAGCGCTCGAAGATGCTCGAGGTGATGGCCGCGTTGGCGCGTCGCGTGGCCACCGAGAACCCAGGCGACCCGGCCGCCCAGCGCGCTGCCGAGTTGGCCGAGCGGGATGCCGCCGAGGCGAGCCCGCCCGGCGGCCCCTGACGCCTCTCCGACCGACGCCCTGCACCAGTCCTCTCCTAGGAGCACCATGACCACGACCTCGGCATTCCCCTACCGCCTCGGCCGCCACCCGACCCCGCACGCCGTCCTCCAGCGCCAGCTCCGACTCCGCGCCTACCTGCGCGACCTCCCAGCCGGCCCGGCGGCGGTGAACTACACGGCCGGGATCGCCTCGTGGCCGATGGACCTCAACGACCAGCTCGGGGACTGCCTCATCGCGGGCCAGGCCCACATGACCGAGGTCTTCACCGCCGAGGTCGACGGCTCGCCGCGCATCGTCTCCGACGCCGACATCCTCAAGGCATACGAGGGCCTGGGGTACGTCCCTGGCGACCCGAGCACCGATCAGGGCGGCACCTGCGTCCAGGCGCTCACCCAGTGGCGCGACGTCGGGCTCGCCGGGGACAAGATCCTCGGCTGGGCGGCAGTCAGCGCCAACCAGGCGGACCTCCAGGCGGCCTGCTGGCTGTTCTCGGGCCTCTACTGCGGGTTCGACGTCCCGGCCAGCGCGCTCGACCAGTTCCAGGCCGGCAAGGCGTGGGACGTGGTCTCCGACGACGGCGGCATCGTCGGAGGGCACTGCGTGCCGATCCTGGGCTATGACGCGCACGGCGTCACGGTGGTCACCTGGGGCCAGCTCCAGCGCGCGACCTGGGCGTTCGTCGCCACGTACTTCAGCGAGCAGTACGCCGTCATCCCCTCCGACTACCAGCGCCTCTCCAGCCGCGCCCTGCCGTGCGGCCTGGCGCTCGACGCGCTCATCGCGGACATGGACTCGATCGGCGGCAACGCACCGCCCGCACCCGCCCCCACGCCGAGCCCGGCTCCGCCGCCCTTCCCGATCCCCCCGCCGGCCGTGATCGCGTGGCTCCAGCGGGTCGCGCACCGCCTCCCCGAGCCCGAGCGCTCGTGGGCCTTCGCCGTCATCGCGTGGGCCGAGGCGCAGGGGGTGTCCGGCCAGCACAACGTCCCGCACGCGCACCTCTCCGAGGACATGCCCGGCTGCTGAGGTGGCTCGTCGCCGCCCTCGCCGTGCTCCTCGTCGTCCTCGTCCTGACCATCGCCTACTGCGGCGGCCCGCCCGGGAGCCCTCGCATCCTGCCGGCGCCGCTCGTCCCGATCTCGACTGGAGGCTCGCCATGACCATCATCGGACCCCCGCCGGCCCCGGACTGGGTGGACCGGCAGCTGTGACCCCGGCGCCCGGCACCCTCTCCGCGGCCATCGTCGCGCTCGTCACCGCCATCCTCGACGTGCTCACGGCCGCTGGCGTCCTCCACCTGGACCCGGCCACCCGCTCCGGGGTCGTCGTCGTGCTCACCGCAGCGCTGGCCGCGCTCGGGCTGTTCATCCCCGTGTTCCAGCACCGCGCGGGGATGCACGCGCTCCAGACCGGGAGGCGCCCACCCGCGCTGTGACCTGATGGGCGCCCTCCTCCACGTCCTCGGTCTGGACGACGCCAGCGGGGTCCCGTACCTCGCCTGGTCGGGTTTCGGCGGGGACCTGGGGATCGTGGGCGCTCTCGCGGCCCTCACCTGGAGCTTCTGGCGCCGCCACAACTGCGAGGTGCGCGGCTGCTGGCGGATCGGCCGACACCAGACCGCCGGCGGGCACCACGTCTGCCGCTGCCACCACCCGGACGGCGAGCCCAGCGCGGAGCACGTCGCGTGGCACCACCTGGCCCGGCGCGAGCGTCCGCCCTGATCTGACCTCTCCCCTACCAGCGAGCGCCCCGGTCTCCCATGCGGAGGCCGGGGCGCTTCGTCGCGTTCAGGCGGCGCCGAGGACGAGGATGGGGTGCGGGGCCAGGTGCCCGTCAGCCAGGGCAGAGGCGGGCGGTGACTCGCTGGATGTCGTCGCGAGCCCGCGCCTGGATCCCGCGGTCGAGCGTCTCGGCGACGGCGCGAAGCCACCTGACACGCCGCATCAGCTGGGCGACGTGGAGGGCCCGCACGGCATAGCGCATCTCCGGATGGCGCTTGACCAGGACCCGGCGGAAGTCGGTGAGGTCGATCCCCACCAGGTGGAGATTGCCGTCCAGGCGCAGGAACACCTCGGGCTCGTCGGGGAGGTGGTACGAGGTCGCCGGCCCGTGCCCGACGGCGCGGAAGTACAAGGTGTCCTGGCGGCGGTTGTAGTAGACGTACCAGCGCTTCGGGTCGATCTCGTCGAGCTGCGCCACCCCCCGGCGAGCCCCCTGCTCGTTCGTCAGGGTCGCCTCTCCGATCGAGAGCTGCTCGGTCATGACCTCCTCCAGACCTCCCACTCGCCATAGGTGATGGCCGGGACCCGGTGCGCGGTGACCACCATACCCCGTTTGGAAAACCTGTGGAACTCCACGACCACCTTCACCTTGAGGCGTGGACCACCGTGGGACGGCGGTGCATCGACGTAGTAGCACTCCCGCTGGGGATGGTTCTTCGAGGCCGTGATGCACCCTGGCTCGGCCAGGGCATCTCGGGCCACCTGCACCAGCTCGGGAGCGCCCATCTCCTGATGGTCGGCCACGACGTGGTCGCGCCACCAGTCTGGATCGCAGCGGACGAGGCGTCCCCGCGGATCGCGGACCTCGAGGAGCCAACGGGACGGCCGGTCACCCGGCGGGGCTGTCAGGGCGTTCCCTCTCTCTCGCCATGCGGCGAACATCCTGCCCGAGGGGTCCAGGTCACGTCAAGCGCGCTGGTCGCTACACTCCAACCGGCAGCAGGCCCGCTTCGGCGGAGACCAGCCGGCCGCCCACCTCCGACTCCACACCCCCCCTGACGCCCCCGGCTGCCCATGCGGCGGCCGGGGGCGTTTCGTCGTTCAGGCCCGGCCGTTCGCGGGCCGCTCCCGGACGACGACGAGGTGGATCTGATCGCCCCGCCGAACCGTCTCGCGCAGATGCGCGAGCGCGATCTCGACGATCTCCCGCTGGTTCTTGTGCAGCTGGCCCTGGAGGTGATCCAGGTCGTCGAGGGCATACGGGTCCAGCCGGACGGTCTTGGCTCCCTTCGGCACTCGCCGAGTTGTATCAGTTGGCATGCCCACCGTCGGCTAGTCTACGTCTGAGCGAGGACGATTGAATGGACATTCGAGGACGAATCGCAGTACGCTGCGAGTAGCGGTGTTCGGTTGCGCCGCTGTTGCGGTTGGTCAGGTATCTGACAACCGTGCTTGCCATTCTCGTGCCATCGGCGCAGGATCACAACGGTTAAGGGGACGTAAAGGGGAAGGGCGGGAGGTGTGGTTATGCAGCGGACGGTCACCTTGGGCGACCGCGTACGGCAGGAGCGAGACCGTGCGAAATGGTCCCAGGCGGAGCTGGCACGTGCGGCCGATGTGGGCCGCGATGCAGTGGTGTCCGTTGAAAACGGGAACGACCCGAGGGCATCCACCGTCGCCCGGCTCAGCCAGGCGCTGGCTGAACGCCTGGTCGACCACGATGCGGGCTGGCTCCTGACCGGCTGCGGCGGTAGGGTGGGCGCAGTGGAGCGCCGTGATTTCCTTCGTCGCGCGGCCGCCGTCGGATCGGGTCTGGCTCCGGTTCCGACTACCCTGGCCCACCAGGTGATCCAGGGCTTGGAACGTCGTCACGCGGCCGCGGGCCTCGACGACACCCTGCTCGACTACTGGGAGGGCCTGACCGAGAAGCTGGCCGCCGGCCGGCCGATCATGCCCCCTCGCGACCTCCTCCCCCAGCTGGAGATGCACCTGACGACCATGTACATGCGCCTCCAGCAGTCCGCGCCCGAGCGCCCGTACCGGCGGCTGGCGTCGATCACGGCGGGCACGAGCGCGATCAGCGCGTGGGTCAGCCTGATGGCGCAGCGCCCGGACGAGACGCACAGCTACCTGGACCTCGGCGAGAGGCTGGCTGTTGAAGCCGGCGACTCGGACATCCTCGCGCTCCTCCTCATGCTGCGCGCGGACAGCCTGTCGCCGGTGAAGTCCGGTGGCCTGGGCGGCCTCCCCCAAGAGGCCCGGAGTTGCCTGGACCGAGCGATGCGGCTGGTCTCGCCCTCTACCCCGGTGAGCATCGGGGCCCCGGTCATCCTGCGCGCAGCCGAGGAGCACGCGGCCGCCGGCCACGTCGCCGAGGCGCGTGTCCTGCTCGAGCGGGGACGCGATGTCATCGCGAAGGGCCGCGTCCAGACCCACTACCTGCGCCGGTTCCTCCCCGACTTCCTCGTGGACAGCTTCGCGGGCTCCATCCACCAGCTCCTCGGCGAGCCGGCCGAGGCGATCCGGGTGCTGGGGCCGATCAAGTCGCCGTACGCGGCCCATCGCCCCCTGCTCCACGCGGACCAGGGCGCCGCCTACGCGCAGCTCGGGGAGCCCGACGCCGCCAGCGGCATGCTCGGCCTGGCGCTGGCGGAGGCCACAGAGCTGGGCCACCTGGAGGCGGTCCACCGCGTGCACGGTGTCCGACGGCACCGCCTGGCGCCCTGGAGCGACGAGCCGGCCGTGCGCCAGCTCGACGAGCAGCTCGCCCAGGCCCTGTAGCCGCAGCTTGTGGGCGCGAGCCCACACGACGACCCGACTTTGTGGGTCGGAGGCCACCTATCCCCAGCCCTTCGCCTGATTTGCTGGGTGCATGCGTTGCGGATCGGCGACAGAACGGGGACAAGGCCAGAGCCGCCGTACCTGGCCTGGCGGAGTCCCGGTCGTCGCCGCCGCAGCGTCCCCCCGGAGGGCGGGGAAGGGACGCCTCCGACGCGGGGCTCGGGCCCGCGTCAAGCCCTGGTCGATTTCGATCATCCTCACTACTACTCGAGCGGATACACACGCGGCACGCCTGGTCCCGAGCGCCAGGCACTTCGCGTCGACTCTGACCACCTCTACGCCACCGGGCGGGGGCCGCTCCCATTCGACATCCAGGCCCTCGCCCCCTCTCCATGACCTCACCCCCGCAGCCATGCTCGGTGGAGGTGCGAGGAGGGCTTCGGCCCTCCTCGCCCGCCCCGAGCGGCGGCGGTCTTCGAGTCCAACCGCATATGCGGGAGGGGCGGGCGCCTGGGCGGGCGGGAAAACGCCTGGGCCCCGTCCCTCTGTAGTTCGAATTCCTCTCCCTAACCAGGGCGGGGCAACGTGCTCCGCCCTCCCCTTCGCCTTCAGTCCCGCCCGTGGGGAGGCCTCGTGCTTCGGGGCCTCCCTGGCGGCGTGGAGGGTCGTGATCGGGCGCGGGCAGCCAGGCTCCCTCGTTCGGCTCCGCGCGGCTCGACGGTCGCGGCCTTCCACCCGCCCAGCGCCCTGCTCCGACTGGCGCGGGCGGCGTCCGGGATCCACAGCCAGTCCCGGCCGCCGCCCGGCCCCTCGGCGTGGGGGTCGTGATCTCCCGGTTCGCATCGGATTCCCTTCTGGCACGGACCACCTGATCGCGGCCCCCACCTCGCGGAGGCCGGCGTGAACCCGCTGGCGCTCGCGGCGATCGCCGTCGGGGCCTTCGTCGCTGGCGTGTGCGTCGGCGTGCTGGCCATGGCCGGCCTCGTCGCCGCCAGCAGGCGTCCGCCGGAGCCGTGAGCCCGCAGCTGGCCGACGGGGACGCCATCCTTCGGGCGCTCCGGGCGGCCTACGGCGAGCTGGCGGCGGCCGAGCGGGGCAACGACCTGCGAGCCGTCGCCCGCGCCCTGGCCGAGATCGCCTGGATCGAGATGATCGCGCGGGACTGGATGCGCGGTACCCGCTGGGCCGCGACCTGGGAGGTGTGGATGCGGCGCGATGTGGAAGTGGCCGGCGCGCTGGCCGGGCTCGTCCAGGCGATGTGTCCCCGGCGCGAGCCCCGCGCGCTGCCCCCGCCGGGGCCGATCTGGGACTGATGGCCCCCGGCCACACCGTGCTCGTGCTGCGCCGCACCTCCATCGGGTGGGAGCTGTTGGCCAGGGTGGCGGTGGCGCCCAGCCTCGACGAGCTGCAGCGCATGGCGCTGCAGATGTTCCAGGACGTCCGCTGGGGCGGCCCGCACCAGGCGGTCGCCACGCCGGCGCCGGTCGTGCCCGGCTCGGAGGTGAGATGAGCGAGATCTCGGACCTGATCGGTCACTTCGGGGTCGGCGAGCTGACGCTGGAGGAGTTGGCCGACCGGCTGGCGGCGCGCGAGTACCGCGAGCCCAGCGTCTACCAGCGCCCGCCGCCCGGCGTGGGGCCCGACGAGTGGGTCCGGGAGCACCTCGGCTGCTACCCCGAGGAGGGGACCTGGCAGGAGGTGGAGGCGGCCAAGGCCGATGGCCGACTCACCGCTGACCAGTACTGGTTCGTCCAGGGCCGGGTGCGCGAAGGGGAGGGCAAGCGGTCGCGGTGAGCCTGTCCTTGCTCGACCGGCTGCGTCGGTCCCGCCCGCAGGCCGCCGACCCCGAGTGGGACGCGGCGGTCTCCATCTCCCCCGGACCGCACCCGGCGTGGACCTGGTGGGTCGCCGCCGCCATCCGCGCGCACCGCGACCACCCGCTGCCGGTCATCGGCGCTGACGACCCGGACGAGGTCGGGAGCGAGGAGGAGCCGGGCCTGGCCGCGATGGTCGGCCGGCTGCCGCACGACCACCTCGACACGATCCTCGTGGCGCTGGAGCGGCTCCAGGACGGCGGTCCATGGGACGACGGCCTGCTCGAGCTGGAGGCGTGGTCCCTGGGCTTCGACGTGGGCCCGCGCCGGCGCGACCCCGGCCGGGAGTCGATCACCCCGCCCGCCCGCTGCCTCATCGATCGGTGGCGCCGGACCGGGCTCACGCTCGCCGAGCTGTCGACCGCCCTGGACGCCAGGCTGCCCGCGGTGCGGATGCGCCCATGGTGAAGTTCAACGTCGCGCTGAGCCGGGGCTCCTACAGGCTGCTCGCCGTCGTGGCCGGCTGGCTGGAGGGCACGATGGCGGACGCGATCCGCGAGGCCATCTGGGTCCACTGGGCGCTCGCCCGGGAGTTCCGGTCCGGGCACCGCGTGTGGGTGGAGCGGACGGACGGTTCCACCGCCCAGGTCCGCCTGCCGTCGATCGAGATGGCGCTGTCAGCCCGGCTCCCCGAGGGGGAGCCCTCGTGATCGGTGCGGTCGGCAACCTCGCCGGCGTCCTCGGCCCGCTCCCGCGCGCACCCGAGCCCCCGCAGGAGGTCCGGCTGATCGCCGGCGACGTCGTGGTGAGGGTGTCGGTGCCCGACGGGATCGCGCCCGAGACGGTGCTCCTGTACATGCCGCCCCTGCGGCTGCTCCTGGGCAAGCGCCGGTGAGCCGGCTCTCCGAGCGCCGGCTGCGGCCGTGGCGGCAGGACTACCTCCACTACCGCTACCTGTGGCCGGACATCGAGCGCACGGTGGCGGCGGCCCGGGCGGCGGTGGGCGTCGAGGCGCCGCTGGTGCTGGACGTCGGCTGTGGCAACCGGCCGTACCGGGACCTCTTCGCGGGCTGCCGGTGCGTCGGCGTGGACGCCACCCCGGAGGACACCCGGCCGGACGCGCTGATGCTCGCCGGGCAACTCGGGGTCGCCAGCGACCGCTTCGACATCGTGTTCTGCACCCAGGTGGCCGAGCACGTGCCGGACCCGGCGGACCTGATCAGGGAGACGCACCGGGTGCTGCGGCCGGGCGGCCGCCTGGTCCTCACCGCGCCGTTCTGGTGGCCGCTGCATGAGGAGCCGTACGACTTCCACCGCTTCACCAGCCACGGGTTCGCCCACCACCTCCGGGCGGCGGGGTACGTCGAGGTCGAGATCACCCCGCAGGGAGGCGACTGGGCGTGCCTCTTCCTGGTGCTGGCCCAGCGCCTCCACGGCCGCCCGCTGGCCCCGGTCCGCCTGGCGACCAACCTGGTCGGCGCGGCGCTGGACGGGCTCCTGCCGTCGGCCACGGCGCCGTCGGGGTGGACCGTGATGGCGCGGAGGGCGTGGTGACGGTTCGGACGTACAAGTACCGCGCCTACCCGACGCCAGAGCAGGCCGAGGCCCTGACGAGCTGGCTGCGCTTCGCGAGCCAGCTCTACAACGCGGCCCTCGAGCACCGCAAGAACGCGTGGGGCCGCCATGACGCGCACGGCCGAGGCTTCCGCTTCTGGGACGGCGACGCCGCCCCCCGCAAAAAGAGCGACCCGCCCGGCAGGTGGGTCTATCGCGGCGGCGGCGGCGCCCACATCTCCAAGAACGACCAGGGCAAGCTGCTCACGGAGTTCCGCCGCGAGCACGCCGAGCTCCTGCCGCCGGGCATGCCCGCTCTCGTCCAGCACGAGGTCCTGGCGCGCCTCGAGCGGTCCATGGCCGCGTTCTTCCAGCGGGCGACCAAGGGTCAGAAGGCCGGGTATCCGCGCTGGCGCTCCGAGCACAGGTACGACTCGCTGACGTTCGGCCTCACCAGCCCGTCGAAGGAGCGCTTCGACCCCGAGACCGGCGAATCGCTCGGCCGGGGCAAGACCGTCGGCGCTGGCACGTACCACAACGGCGATCTCCGCCTCACCGGGCTCGGCGAGCTGCGCATCCTCGAGCACCGCCGCATCCCCATGGGCGCCATCCCGAAGAGCGTCATCGTGCGCCGGTCCGGGAAGCGCTGGTTCGTCTCGATCGCCATGGAGATGCCGAGCGTCGAGCCAGCCGCCAGCGGCCGTCCGGCAGTCGGGCTGGACATGGGCGTGGTCACCTGGGGCACGGCCTTCACGGCTGACACCAGCGCGGCCGCGGCGCTCGTCGCGGATCTGCGCCGGATGGCCACCGACCCCTCGGACTGCCGGCGGCTGGAGGAGCTGGAACGCGAGGCCGCGCAGCTCTCGGAGGTGCTGGCGCACTGCCGGGCGCGAGGCCTGGATCCAGCCCGGCCGCGCCGATGCCCGAAGGAGCTGACCAAGCTCTACCGTCGGTCCCTCCATCGACTCGGAGAGCTCGACAGGGCGTGCGCGAGGATCCGCAGGCGCCTCCAGGCCGCCCACGACATCGCCGAGCCGGTGCCTGACGAGGCCGGCTCCGCCGTGCTCATCGAGGGCAGCAATGCTGGCATGCGGCACGCCAGGCGGGTCGCGCGCACGCAGCGCAGGGTCGCCCGGCGGACCAGGGCCGGCCACGCCCACAGCAACCGCCGGAAGAAGGCGGTGCAGGCGTACGCCCGCGCCAAGGAGCGCGAGCGCAGCGCCCGCGGGGACCACCGACACAAGGTGTCGCGGGCCCTGGTGCGCCAGTTCGAGGAGATCTCCGTCGAAGCGCTCGACATCAAGCAGTTGACGGTGGCTCCGGAGCACAACCCGGATCCACAGCCGGACCTTCCGGCACACGTACAGAGGAGGAGGAACAGAGGGGAACTCGACGCAGCTTGGGGCGCGTTCTTCGCCGCCCTCGACTACAAAGCGGCAGATGCTGGTGGTCGAGTCGCGAGGAAGCCGGCACCACACACGACGCAGGAATGCGCCCGGTGCGGCACGCTCGTCCCAAAGCCCATATCGCTCCGCGTTCACCGTTGCCCGGCCTGCGGTTACACCGCGCCGAGGACGGTCAACTCGGCGCGAAACGTCCTCCAGCGTCCACTGGAGGAGCCGGGCCGGGCAGGTCCGTCAGGCGCTAACGGTAGGGGTGTGCCCCATGCCGTGGCCTGAATACCACACCTGCGCCCCGACGTCTGCTGTACTCGCGGACGACCTCTCACTTGCCACCGCGAGGGGGAGGTTGACCACGTCGACGCAACTCGGGCTCATCGGCTCTATGACGGATTCAGTCTACGCCGAGCGCCTGCTGTGGGCGCTTACGAGTTGGCGATTGCGGTTGCAGCGGCCGACGGAGCGCGAGCGTGGATGCCACGAAGATGGCTTCGCATGGCGCCTGCCACTGCCGGGTTGCAGCGGCCGACGGAGCGCGAGCGTGGATGCCACAGAGAGGTCATCACCGTGAGCACCAGCGCCGAGGCGGTTGCAGCGGCCGACGGAGCGCGAGCGTGGATGCCACGGATGAGGCCCCGCGTCCGAGCAGCCAACCGCGCGGGTTGCAGCGGCCGACGGAGCGCGAGCGTGGATGCCACCTGCGGTTATCGCGGCTATCATCGCCGCTTTGTCAGTTGCAGCGGCCGACGGAGCGCGAGCGTGGATGCCACCGGTAGACTGAGCGGTAAGCTGCGGAGGGTACTGCACAGTTGCAGCGGCCGACGGAGCGCGAGCGTGGATGCCACAACCTGAGGTCGGCGTCGATGATCTTCTGCAAGCGGGTTGCAGCGGCCGACGGAGCGCGAGCGTGGATGCCACGACGGTGATTGCGGCGGCATCTGTCTGAACTCTATGCGTTGCAGCGGCCGACGGAGCGCGAGCGTGGATGCCACGAGAATCGGCCGTGGCTTCGTGCTCCCGGCGAGGCGGTTGCAGCGGCCGACGGAGCGCGAGCGTGGATGCCACCGATGGCAATAAGGCTGCTCCCAAGATCCCAATATGTTGCAGCGGCCGACGGAGCGCGAGCGTGGATGCCACGGGATGGTCAGTGGGAGCTACGGCGCCCTGCGACTGTGTTGCAGCGGCCGACGGAGCGCGAGCGTGGATGCCACGGCATCACCTCCTCCTTGAGTGATCGGCACAGCATGGTTGCAGCGGCCGACGGAGCGCGAGCGTGGATGCCACGGTGAATGACTGGTCGTTCCGGCCCGGGACGAGTGGTTGCAGCGGCCGACGGAGCGCGAGCGTGGATGCCACTCGGCCTACTTCTCTTCCCAGTCGCGGGTGCGCTGTTGCAGCGGCCGACGGAGCGCGAGCGTGGATGCCACCAACTCTCGATCCTCTCTTGCGCCGTCGTGCCAGTTGCAGCGGCCGACGGAGCGCGAGCGTGGATGCCACGAAGTCACCCATGCCCGGCTCGCCTGGCCACGCCAGTTGCAGCGGTCGGAGCGCGAGCATGGCTGCCACAGGTGACGGCCGGTGGTAGGCGAGTGTGGATGCCACGAGACCTGCGTCGGGACCTCGTCCGACGTAGCGAGCTGAACTGAGTCGTCGCGGCCACGTGGGTCGCCCAGATTTGCTGTCGGGAGAGTGAGAATGGACATCGTTCTGGATGCACGCGGGATAGCTGTGCGCCGCCATCGCCAGCGATTCAGGGTCAAGGTAGGCGAAGAGGATCGCGAGTGGGCGGCCGACGATGTCCGTCAGATCGTGCTCGGTTCGCAGCAGATGATCAGCACCGACGCGTTGGCGCTGGCGGCCGAGACGGGCACCGACATCGCGCTCGTCGACTGGAAGGGGGACTTCGTCGGCCGCTTCGTCCCCTCTTCCCTGTCGGGCGCCGCGCTCGTCAAGCGCGCCCAGCTCGACGCCGCCACTGACAACCGCGGAGTGGCGATCGCCAGCGCGCTGGTCGCGGCCAAGTGTCGGAACCAGCAGCACCTCCTCCGCGTGCTCGACGCCGCCGCCACCGCCGAGCAGCGGAGGACGATCTCCGGGCTGCTCGATGAATCGCGCGACTTCGGATCGACGCTGCATTCCGCGAGGCCCGCGCTGTTCGCGCTGGAGGGGCGGATCGGTCGCTCGTACATGGACGGCCTGAAGGCGCTCCTGCCGCACGGGATCGGCTTCAACGGCCGCACCCGGCGACCGCCGCGCGACATCGTCAACGCGGCCCTGTCGTACGGCTACGCCATCGCGTGCGCGCAGGCTGAGCGAGCTCTCGCCCTCAGCGGCTTCGAGCCCTCTCTCGGCTTCCTCCACACGGACCGCTGGGGCAAGCCGTCGCTGACCCTGGACTTCGTGGAGCTCGTCCGGCAGCCGATCGTCGACCGGGCCGTCCTCACCCTGGTGCGCCGGCGGCAGCTCAGCCGAGACCATGGCGAGGAGCACGAGGACGGCGGTGTGCTGCTCGGCGTCGACGGCCGCAAGCTCGTGGCCGGCCAGGTCCTGGAGCGCCTCAACGACGAGCTCGTCTACCGCGGCGAGCGGATCCGATGGCAGGAGCTCCTCGTTCGCGAGGCCCGTCACCTCGTCGGGTTCCTGCTGGGTCGCCACGCCGCCTACCAGCCGTACGTCCACCGCTGGGCCTGACCGGCCCCGTCGGCGGATGAGGTTGCTCGTGATCTACGACATCGGCGACAACGGCCTGCGCGTCCGGACCGCGGAGTTCCTGCTCGACTTCGGCCTGGAGCGCGTGCAGTACTCGGCGTTCGCGGGTGACCTGACCCGGAACCGGAGGGAGATGCTCCAGATCCGCATCGAGGGCCTGTTCGCCAGGGACCCGCGCGCCCGCGAGTCGGACCGCGTCTACGTCCTGCCGATGTGCGACGGCTGCTTCGGGGGCGCCCGCTTCCTCGGCCGCCAGGCGCACTTCCCCGACCATCGGCGTGATCGCTTCGAGGTGCTGTAGTGGATCGCCACGGCTACCTGTCGGTCGGAGACCTGATGAACCACCGCTACTGCGCCCGGATCACGTGGTTCGCGTACGTGCTCGGCATGAAGCAGCGCGGGACGGTGAAGACCGAGCACGGCCGCGAGCAGCACGACCGCTGGGCGGCCAGGGAGCAGAACCGATGGCGGGAGGGCGCCAGCGTGCGGGCCCGCTCGAAGTTGATGTCCGCTGAGCTGTCGTCGGAGCGGCTCCGGCTCCGCGGCAAGGTCGACGCCCTGGTCGCCGCGGATGGGGACCTCGCGGTGTACGAGGTGAAGATGGGCGAGCCGCCCGCGCGCCCGTGGCCCGAGCAGCTGGTGCAGCTCGCGGCCTACGCCCTGCTCCTCGAGGAGCGGCACGGCCGGTTGGTTAACCGCGGCTACCTGCACTATCTGGGCGGCGACGTCGTCCGCGAGGTGGCGATCAGGGAGGCCGACAAGCGGATCGTGCGGAACCTCGTGGCCGACATGCAGGCCGTGGTCGGCACGGAGGACATGCCGGGGCGGGCGCCGGCGACGAAGTGCCTCGACTGCGTCTACCGGAAGGTCTGCGTCTGACCGGGATGGAGGCGCCCCCTGTAGAGGCGCCTCCGGGCCCGGAGGTTCATCGCCCCGGGGCGTTTCGGCTCATGATGCGCGGGAGGGACGGGCGGCGAGGCTGATGCCCGCATTGGGGCACGACACCTCGCCGCCCTGATCACCCTCCCCTCTCTGCTCGCAGTCGCTCAGCCTGCAGGAACAAGCGGGAGATCGGCTGACCGAGCGCCCTGCACAGCCGCTCCAAGGTCTCGACGTTCGGCGACCGACGCCCCACCAGGATCTCGGCGAGGTGGCTGCGGTGGATGTTGGCGCGGGCGGCCAACTCGATGGTCGTCCAGTCCTTCGCGCCCTGCTCGCGACGGAGCGCCTCGGCGAGGTATGGCGCGATCTCGGCGGTCACGTCGGCATCGTAGCGTTCGATGCCCTAACCCTAGCCCATCATGCCGGACTTTGCCAGCATTACGCCGGACTTTGCTGTATGGTGGCGGCCATGCGACTTGCGAACCCGCTGCGAAGGGTGGAGCGAACCGCGAACGAAGCGAACGCGAACGACCCCGCGAAGCCACCCGCGAACATGGGGAGCGAGACGCCCCCGGCTCGTCGGCGTCGGCCAGGGTGGTGGAGTCGCAGGAAGGCGATCCAGCTCGCGGCGCGCCGGGCATACGCGCGAATGCGCACGGCTCCCTCCTCCCTCTCTCGAACCGCCGAGCTGGTGGCGTACGCCATCTCGGTGCTCGCGTACGCGATTTCATACGCGAGCCTGTACGACCTCGCGAGCAGGCACAACTTCGGCGGTCCTGAGAACTGGGAGTCGATCGCGTGGCCCACGACCGTGGACCTCGCCTCGCTCGCGACCGGGATCATCGCGCTCGACCAGGCGCACCGTGGGAAGTCGGCCTGGCTCGCAGGCGTGATCAGCGCAGTGGCGGCCGCGATCATGGTCCTCGGCAACGTCCTGGCCAACGCGGGCGATGCGATCTCGGTTGGCATGCACGCGTGGCCGCCAGTGATCGCCCTGGCCTGCTGGTACCTGCTCGTTCGCACGAGGCGATCGAACGCCGTCGACCGCGGGCTCTTGGAGGACGATGACTCGTCCCCGGACGAGCCAGCCGCTTCGCAGGACGATGACGACGGCGATGCGGAGGACGATTCGCGGCCGCCGCGGGGCCCGGATCGCCGCGTCGATCCCCGCGTGCTGCGAATCGCACGGGCCCGCGGCAACTGGCGCCGGGTGGCCGCGGCGACCGGCCTCCAGGAGCACGCCGCGAAGCGTGCCCTCACGGCCGCCCGCAAGCAGCTCGCGAACGAAACGCGGGCCCGTGCGCAGCGTGCCAGCACGCAGGCGGCGGCATGAGCTTCGCGCTTCGACTCGTCGCCGCCGCGCCCGTCCTCGCGCACCCCGACCCCACCCTGGGCATCGCCTACTTCGTCCTGGGCGCCCTGCTCGCGTGGGCCACGGCGGGCGCCGTTCGCAGGCTGGGCGGGTGATGGGCTGCGCGCCGCGCGGGCTCGCGCTCGTCCTGATCGTCATCGCGGTGCTCGGGTTCGATGCCTGGTACTCGCAGCCCGGCCGAAGCGCCAAGGCGACCGACGCCGTGCTGGCCGGGATGGAGGCGCGCGGCGTCAACACCTCGGCGCAGCCGTGCCTCGTCATGCTGTGCAGCCACCCGAACAACACCAACCCGGAGGCGCCAGCGGTCCGGAAGGTGGACTGCTTCTGGTTCCTCTGCGTGCCGGCCGGCCCGCCCTCGCCACCGGCGTCCGGGGGAGCGGTGCCGGGCGGCCCCCTGCCGGACCCGGCCTACGTGCCGCCGGTCCCCGCCGGCCCAGGCGTGGTCTACACGCGAGCCCAGATGGAGCAGGCGCTCCAGGCGGCCGGTGTTCCCGAGCCTGCCGCCCACACGGGCGCCGCGATCGGGATGGCCGAGTCCGGAGGCCGCTCCGACGCCGTCCACCTCTGCCCGCCGCGCTGCGATCCCGGCCAGGGCCCGGAGCGGTCGTATGGCCCCTGGCAACTCAACCTGATCGCCCACCCGCGGGTCACGGTCGCCTGCGCCGAGGCGCTCGGCTGCGCCGCGCAGCAGACGGCCGCGATCTCGGGGCATGGCTCGAACTGGACGCCCTGGACGACGTTCACGTCCGGGGCCTGGAGGAAGTACGCATGAGCAGGCTGCTGGAGCTCATCGCCATCCTGCGGGTGGCGCCGCGCGAGATCGGCACGGCCCACATCGGCTGGGCCGTCGCCGCGGCCGTGTTCGTGGTGGCGGCCGGCGTCGCCGGGGCGGTGTCCTGGTGAACCAGTGGCAGCCGCAGCCGCGCCCCACTGGGGGGGGGCTCGGAACCGCCCTGATCGTCGTCCTGGTCATCCTGGCCGGGGCCTGGGCGTACTACAGCGGCGGCGTCCGGGGAACGGTCTGCCCCCACCCGGTCGTCGTGCACGGCTACACCCTCTCGTGCGACGGCCACATGCCGTCGCCGGACCCCACGGGAGCCGGTAGGTGACCCGCTACGTCCCCGCGCTGACCGATGGCGATGACGAGTACCCCCTCGCCGGCGACGTGATCGACGTCGAGCCGGTCCGGCCGCCCTGGCCGGGCTGGGAGCGGCTGGGCATCGGGCTCGGCCGCGTCTGGCACTACGGCGGCGTGATCGCGCTGATCACGCTGCGCTGCTCCGCGCGACTCGCCTACGGGCTGCCGTGGGTCGCCGGCCGATCTCTGGTGGCCCTGATTCGGAGGTTTCGATGAGCGTTTTCGACAAGATCAGCGACTGGACCCGGCCGGGCCGCGGTGGAGGCGCCCCGCCGGGCGCGGGAGGTGGTGGCGGCGGCGGCCGGGCGAGCAACTCGCACTTCAAGACCTGGCTCGCGGTCGCGGTGTCGGCCGGCCTGATCTACATCATCTACACCGGCCTCCTCGAGGCCTGGCTCAACACGTTCCTGAACCGACTCCTGGGGGTGGTGCGGCCCCTCGATCTGGTGTTCGTGCTCGTCAGCGCCCTCAGCATCGGGACGGGCGTCCTGCTGATGAAGCTGACGCCGCAGGGTCACGCGCTGTCCACGCACGGGCACCGCATGGCGACCCGGATCGGTCCGGTCGGCATCGCGGTCGGCGTGGCCCTGTTGCCCGTCGTCCTCGTGGCCATGACGCTGGGCCAGAGCGGCGCCGCGTCGCTCGCCGCCACCTACCTCGGGATCAAGCCCGCGGCCAACATCTGCCAGGCCGTCGACACGGGTCCGGCGCTCCCCGCCTCCCCCACTCCGCGGGGTCGGTGACGTGGGAGTCCAGTCGCCCAAATCGCCCAAAACGCAGATCGCACAGCAGGCATTCGAACTCGGAATTGCCTGGGCGACGCGGCTGGACTTCTCCCGCCTCGTCCGGCGGGGGGGAGGGGTCGTGCTGGCCGTGGTGGGGGTCGCCTTCGCGGGGTGGTACCTGCCCGGCCTGGTGCGGGCCCTCCTACTCGTCGGGGCGGGGGTCGGGCTGGGCAGGCTCTGGCGGTACCTCAACGGGCCCGTCGGGGCGGCCGCCCGGCCATTCGCGGCAGGGGTCGTCGGGTGGCTCCTGGTGGCCTGGTGGAAGGGCCTGTTCGACCCCGCGTCGGGGATCGGGCTGCTCGCGCTGATCGCCCTCGGGGTGCAGCGGTGGGTGGCGTACAGGCTCCGGGAGGAGGTGACGGCGGTGGTCGAGGCCGAGGCTTCACCGCCGACACCTCCTCCCGCGCCCGCCGTCGAGTCGACCGCTGTCGAGCGCCTGGCCGACCTCCTCTGGGAGGCGCCCCTCTCGGGGCACCCGTTCAAGCACTACGTCGTCGAGATGGAGGAGTTCATGTCCGAGAACACCGTCCGGAAGTATCTGGAGGTGCTGGCGGCCACGCGCCCGAGCCACGGCCGGTTCCGGGCCAGCTCGACGACGCCGCGGCGGCCGGAGGAGCGATGACGTTCCTGCCAGGCCCACGTCTACCCGCGAGCGTCTACCGCCTCTTCGACGCCGACGGGCACCTCCTCTACGTGGGCATGAGCTGCGATCCACTGCGGCGGTGGAGCGAGCACGCCCGCAAGGCCTGGTGGGCGGAAGTCGCGCGGCTGGAACTGGAGCCGCACGGCACATGGGAGGAAGCCGCCGAGGCCGAGGCCCTGGCCATCCGCCGGGAGGCACCGGCGCATAGCGACCCGACTCCGGAGACGCCCCGCTTCCGCGAGGGCGCCGATGTACGCCTCGCGGCGCTGCTGGAGGGCGCGCCTCCCGGCGGCCTGACGTTCTCCGAAGTCGTCCAGGCCATGGCCGGCTACATGGGCCGCACCACGGTGCACACCAGATTGCGTTCGCGCGCGGCACGGGTCGCCCCTGGCCGCTGGCGCGCGAAGCCGCGAGGCATGTGAGGAGGATCGACATGATCGAAACCGAGGCCGCAGAGCGAGGCTGGTTCGCCCTTGGCCAGGTGGCCGGCCCGCTGGGGATCACCCAGGACGAGGTGGCAGAGCTGTGCCGGACGGGCGTAATCGAGGCCGAGCTCTTCGAGGGCCGTCTCTGGTGCATCGACCCCGAGTCGTTCTACAGCTATGCGGACTCCGTCGGCGCCGACCTGGCGCGGTACCCGGGGATGCGACCGTGACCGTCGGCGTGCCGGCCGAGCACCGGGCGACGGAGCGCCGCCTGCAGGCCGCCCTGGACGCCATGCCCGGGTCGCTGCCGGACGTCCGCCGCCCCTGCGACCGGGCCGGCTGCGGCGGGACGTACGTGCTCCAGGCGCGGAAGGACGGCTCGCCGGACGTCCACCTCGACATGGACGGCTCCGCCTGCGCGGGGCTGGAGTGCGACCGCGGCTGCGGGATGCAGTCGGCGGCGTACTGGTGCTGGGACACCGCGGAGGCCGGCGGCTGATGGCGCCCCACACCACCAACCCTGCACCTCCGCGACCTGTACGCGTGATTCCAAGGGAGGAAGCATCTTGAACCCGATCGTCACCATCGGACGCGCCGTCGTCCGCGCCCGCCGCGCCGAGCGGTCGTACGTGCGCGTCCCCGTCGACACCCTCGACGCCCTGCTGCGCCAGTTCACCGAGCGGGAGGCCGCGCTGCGCGTGGTCGCCGCCCAGGCGGCCCGGGCCAACGGCGGCCGGCGGCCGACCCGGAGGGCGGCGTGACCACGGCGGCCTGGGTGTGGCACCACGTCGTCCTGCCCAGCTGGCTGTCCCTGGTCACCGCCCTGCCGGTGCTCGGCGGGTACTGGCTGCTCGGCCGCGGGCGGCGCGTCGGCTGGCTCTGCGTCATGGCAGCGCAGGTCGGTCTGCTGGTGATCGCCATCGCGACCACCCAGTACGGCCTGCTCGTGGTCGTGCTGCTCATCTGGCAGGCCTGGCGGAACTGGCGCCGCGCCAGCCGGAAGGCGGCGGCGCCCGCGACCCAGACCGCGAGGGCGGCGGCGTGAGCGACGTCTTCACCGGCGCGCTCTGGGCCCGAGACCTGCGCCACGCCACCCGGCCCGAGCTGGACGGCCGATACGCGATCACCGAGGTCGGCCGTGCAGAGGCGATGGCCGGCCACCTGGCCAGGGCGATGGGCACCAGCGAGGCGGCCATCCTGGAGCGCGTCGCCGGCGGCGGCGCGTGGGTGGCCTGGAGCTGGCGGGACGAGGAGGTGGTGGCCTGGTGCTGGGTCTCCACGCGCGAGACCTATGCGACGCCGCTCCGCCGCACGCTCCAGCTCGGCGCCGGCGACTGCTTCGCGTGGGGCGCCGAGACGCTGGAGGCCCACCGCGGCCGCGGGCTCTTCACGGCCATCCTGGAGCACATCGCGTGGCACCTGGCCCGGGAGGGCTGGGACACGCTCTGGGGCGGCATCGGAGACGACAAGATCGCCAGCCAGCGCGCCAACGCGCGGGCCGGCTTCCGGCCGGTGCTGCGGGTGACGGCGGAGCACGAGCCGCCCCCGACCCAGATCTGGAGCGTGCCGGCCGACTACGCCGACGCACGCCTGGTGGAGCGCGCCCGGGAGATGCTCGGGCCCTCCGCCTCGCTGCTCGCCGGCGAGACGCCGGCGGAGCTGACGGGAGCGATGGCGTGACGGCACCGGACTGGCTCCCCGCCGCCCTGGCCGAGCTGGAGCCCTACCTGGACCCGGAGTCGGGCGAGGAGGGGTCGCTGGCCTGACCTGCCGGAAGTGAATAGGCGGTCCACCCCACGGAGACGAACCACTCCCACGGGTCGGGCCGCAGCGGGAAGAGGGCCGGGGACAACCCGGCCCTCTCTGTTTGGCCGGCCCAAACTCCTGAGCAAATTGTCCCGCGTTCGGTTATGCGCCCTCGATGGCGGTTACGCTGGAGACCGGCCGGCGTCCCGCCCCGGCACCCCAAGTCCATCGCGTGGTGTGAGGTGCTGCCTGCTGTGGGTACCGTCGGTCTGGGTCAACGTCCGTCGTCGCGGAGTTGCGCGTCCGAGAGCGAGGCGCGCGCCCTGGTTGCAGAGTTGATGCGCGGGCTCCGCGCCCTCGCCGGACAATCGCCCGACGAGTGGGCTGACGAGCTCGCCGACCGCACCGGGCGCACCGACATCACGATCGGTGTGATCGAGGCCTGGGAGGACCCAACCGGCCCGACCCCGCCCATGCACTTCGGCGTGATCGCGCTCCAGCTGGCCGGCACGGCCGCCGGCCTGGACCTGCTGTCAGGCCTGCTGTCTGCGTAGCCGGTCGATCTGGTCCTGGAGGTCGCGGACCGTGCGCTCCAGCCGCGCCACCGACAGGTCGACGGCGCCCTCCGGAACGGGCGGCGGCGGCAGCTCCTCGCCGGCGGCCGACCGGCGCTCCCACTCCCAGGCCCGCTGCCGGCCCTCCAGGCGCTCGATGCGCTGGGCGAGGTCGGCGACTTGGTCGGCCAGCAGCGACGAAGCCGCGGCCCCGTTGATGTGCTCGTCCGCCGGGAGCACGCCGGCGAGCGACCACACCAAGATCGCGATGTCCGCTCGCGGAAAGTACCTGCCCTCCCTCCAGCTGGCCACGGTGCGCTCGGCGGCGTCCACCCCCAGCATGGCCAGCTCGTGCGCGAGGGCCTTCGGGCCGCCGCGCCGCTCGATCGCTGTCGCGAACAGCCGCCTGGTGCGCTCGTGTGCAGCGCCGGTGTCTGGTCGATCCACGGTGGCGCCAGCGTAACGGCAAGCGCGTGACTTTCTAACGGCATCTCGGTAGCAGCACGCACGCTACGCGGTAGTCATGCTACTATCTCGCCGTGAAGCTACCGACTCGCCGTGAAGCTACCGAAGGTCGGTCGCCTCGCGTGCCAGTGAGCCGTGATCGTCTCGAGCGGGAGCGGATTCTACGGGGCTGGTCCAAGGAGGACTTCGCCGAGAAGGCGGGGATCAACCCGAACACCCTCTGGAAGGTCTACGGCTCGGGCACGGCCTCCGTGGAGATCTTCTCCAGGATCTGCCGGACGCTCGAGGCGCACCCCCCGTCCGAGATCGCGATTCGCCTGATGGGCGAGGCCGCGGAGGGGGCGGCGTGATCGTCGCCATGCCGCCCCGCCGGCCGCGGGCCCGCACCTGGCCCATCGTCGCGGCCCTCGCCGTCGCACTGGTCGCCCTCGTCGCCACGGCCACCGCGGTCGGCATGCTGTACTTGGCCTCCACCGCAGCGCATCGGCAGCCCGACCCGGCGGTCATCTGCACGGTGCCGGCTCGCCCGTGACGCAGGTCCTCCTCGTCGCCGTCGAGGGCGCGCCCCTGCCGCCGGGCGAAGTGGCCGCCGCGCTCTGGCCGGTCGCCGGCGGCGCGCGGACCGCGATGGTGGTCAGCGACCTGTCGTGCCGCGTCGCTCCGCTGCGCCTGGCGCCCCCGGAGCTGGAGGCCGAGCAGCTGACACCCAGGGAGCTGGAGGTGATGCGCCTCTACGCGCTGGGCGGCGGCGAGGTGGCGGTGCGCGCTCACATCGGCTGCGACGCGAAGACGTTGCGGAACCACGTCGGCGAGGCGGCGAGGAAGCTGCACGGCTCGGGCGCGGCCGGCGCCCTGCTGCGCGCGCTCCAGCTAGGGCTCGTCGAGGTGCCGGCGTGATCGAGCGCCGCCTCGTCGTCGAGCGCGACGCGGACAGTCCGACCGGCTGGACCGGCTGGTGGATCGAGGTGGTCGGCGGTCGCGTCGAGCGTGTGACCACCACCTGCGTCGACCCGGTCGCCGTCGTGGACGAGATGGAGGCCCTCGCGCTGGAGCGCCTCGGGGCGCCGGTGCGATGACCGCTCCAACCCAGACCTCGCCCCCGCAGCCATGCTCGGTGGAGGTGCGAGGAGGGGGCAACCCCTCCTCGCCCGCCCCGAGCGGCGCGGTCCCCTCTGACCCGGGCTACCGCCTCGGCATCGCCCGGGACCGCCACCGCCGGCCGTACGCCGTCGTGCGCCTGGTCGTCGGCGAGCTGAGCCCGGAGACGTCGGCCGCCCTGGAGGCGCTGCGGCGCCGGAGGGCTGGCTGATGCAGTACCTGCTCGGCGGCCTGATCCTGTGCGTGCTGTTCGGGGCGCCCCTGCTCTGGCTCGCCCGGGGCGGCGGCATCGGCGGAGGGCGCCGGTGACCCTGCGCGGCTGGCCGGCGACCACGGACGACACTCGCTGCGCCGCGATGCGGGCATGGGTCGACCGGGCCCGGCGGACGCCGGACACCGACCGGCTGACGGACCGCGACTGCCGGCTGATCGCCGTCGTGATCGTCACCGGCATCACCCTGCTCCTCGCCGGCGCCGCTGGCGTCCTGGCGCTGGTCGCGACGCGAGGGGCGCTGTGAGCGTGGCTCTGGCCACGTCGGCCCGCGTCGTGGTTCCGGCCGTGCCGCCGAACTGGAGCCAGTCGCGCGGCCACTCGGCGCGGCGCGACGCGGAGAAGGCGGTGTGGCGGGACCTGGCCTGGCGGATGGCGATGTCCGCCCGGCACGCCGCCGGCTGGCCGGCACCCGTGCCCTGCGAGCCGCCGGCGCGCCGCTACCTCGAGGTCGCGGTCTACAAGCGGCGGCCGCTCTACGACGGCGACGGCTGCGTGGCCGCGCTCAAGCCGCTCATCGACGGTGCCTGCGGGCGCACGACGTTCCCGGGCCGCAACGGCGTCCCCGGCTGGACGCGGCCGGGAGCCCTGGCCTGGGACGACTCGCCTGACTGGCTGGGGCTGATCACCGCGCCCGCCGACATGCAGCGCATCGTCGCGACCGCCGCCGATGAGCGGGTGGTGCTGGCGGTGCACCTGGTGGACCCTCGGCGGCCCATCGAGGTGGAGAGCAAGGCCTTCCTGGCTGCTGTGGAGGAGACGTGACACCCGAGATCGAACCGACCCTGACACCGTCGCGGCTGTACCGCGTGGAGATCAGTGACGTCGTCTACGTCATGGCCGGCAGCGCCCGCGAGGCCGAGCGGATCGCCAAGAACGAGTCCGAGGCGTGCACCATGGGCGCCTACGCCTCCCTCAACCGACAGATGCCGGCGGACCCGGGCTGGGCCAACAGCGTGCCGTTCAGCGAGGGTGACGACGAGCGCACCGTCGCCGAGATCATCGCGGCCTGGGAGCCGGACTACGAGGAGCGGGAGCGCGCCGGCCAGCTCCGCCTGCTGACGGCCGTCGGGTGACTCCCGCAGCCCGCGCCCTGATCGCCGTCCTCGTCGACACCGAGTCCACGCTGGCCCACTGGTGGGCCAGCCGCACGGAGGAGGAGCGCGACCTGGTGGAGGCGCGCTGCGTCGCGGCCCTGGAGCAGGCGAGCCGTGGCTGACCTGCCCGTCGTGCGGCCCGGTCAGGTGTGGGCCGACAACGACCCGCGCTCGGAGGGGCGCCGCATCGAGGTCGTCCGGCTCGGCACGCACCGCCACAGGTACTGGAGCTCCGGCGAGATGGGCTACGTCGAGGAGGTCGTCCCGGTCGCACTCTGCCGCCGGGTCGGCGCGAAGAAGGGCGGCCGGCTGACCCGCATCCGCATCGACCGCTTCCGCCCGACCACTACCGGCTACCGGCTGGTCGCGGACACGGCCGAGGAGGTCGCTCCAGCGTGAGCGCCAACCTGGCCCTCGCGTGGCCTGTCGTCGTGCCGGACCGGCTCGCCATCGTCATGGCGGCGGCCATCGAGCGACGCAGGACCGAGGCCGGCGACTACCCGCCGGAGCGTGCCCATGCCTCGTGACGATGCCGAAACCCGCCAGCGACGGCGCAAGGCCATCCGCGACCTGCACGCGGCCGGCATGAGGCAGCGGGGGATCGCCCGGACATTGGGCCTCTCGCTGTCAACGGTGCAGTGGTACCTGACCGAGAAAACGACCCAGGTTTCTCGGTCAGGTCCGACCGAGAAACCGACCCAGGTTTCTCGGTCACCGGCACCAGGCAGGACGACAGAGAACGTCATCCAGCTCCGGAGGAAGGCCCAGTGAGAAGCACGAAGCGCCACGTCGCCGCCGACGCACTCGATCCGCTGCTCGAGCGCCTGAAGGGCGCCGTCGCCGTGGCTGGGCCTGACGGCGTGGACTACGCCGTGCTGGCCGGGATTGCGGAGAGCGAGTTCCCCGACCTGACCGCGCTTCTCGGTCGCGCCCAGCTGGTCGAGTGGGTGCGCAAGGAGGTGCGCAAGATGCGCGACGACGAGGGCGTCCCGTTGATCGGGAGCTTCAAGGGCAGGGCGGTGCAGATCGACTTCTGGGACGTGGAGATGTTCCGGACTGCGATCGACCACTACGTCTCGCCGGCCCGCAAGAACCTCGCGCTGGCCCAGGGCCTGGCTGACGAGTGCGCGCGCATCCACGGAGTCCGACTCATGGTCCCCCAACTGGCGGGCGACGAGCGGGTGCAGGCGGTCGGGTGATCGGGCCCCGCGTCCCCGTCCTCTACCTGGACATCGACGGCACCGTTCGCTGGAGCGTCGACGAGCTGGGCCACTACGTCGGCGGCCCGGAGGACGTCCACGTCTACCCCGAGGTCCCGAACCTGCTCTACCGCTACCGGGCGGCCGGCTGGCGCATCGTCGGCGTCAGCAACCAGGGGGGGGTCGCCAAGGGCCGCGTGACCTGGGAGCGCGTCCAGGCGGCCATGGCCGAGACGCAGCGCCAGTGCGGCGGCCTGTTCGATTCGATCGCGGCCTGCCCCCACCACCCAGATGCCATCGACCCGGCGGACCGCGCCTGCTGGTGCCGGAAGCCGCGCCCGGGGCTCGTGATCGAGGCCGCCCTGGCGATGGCCCAGCGGCACCCGGGCGAGACCTACCCGCCCGCCCTGGGCCTGATGGTCGGCGACCGGCCCGAGGACGAGGGGTGCGCGGAGGCGGCCGGGCTCCAGTTCATGCCGGCGAGCCAGTGGCGGGCGGGGCGGCATGACCTCTGATCGCGCCCAGCGGAACGCCGGGCGGCGGCCGGCCGTCGAGAGCTTCGTCCACTTCGACGTCCATCGCGACTGGCCGGAGACGCCGATGACCGGGATGTGCTGCATGGGCAGCGCCGCCCGCGGTCCGTCCGGCTGCACCTGCTGGGAGCCGGAGTACGACGTCGAGCAGGCCGAGCCCAGGAGCGAGGGGCCGCTGTTCGGCTGCCGGTCTTCCATGTGCGCCGACTGCGCCTTCCGCCCCGGCTCGCCTGAGCGTCGCGGAGATCCGGACGCGGACGGCGACCAGGAGCTGCTCGACGACCTCGTGATCCGCGGTCAGCCGTTCTTCTGTCACCAGGGGATGCGGCGGCCGGTGCGCTACCGGCACCCATCCCGGATGGTCGTGGAGGCGAGCCCGCTGGAATACGCCCCGCCCCAGGCCGGCGGCCGGCCGTTCAAGGCGACCGGCGAGCCGGCCGACCTGTGCTTCGGCTGGGCCGCCAGGCGGGCGAAGTACGTCGCGGAGGTGGCCGGTGGCTGACTCCTCCGCCGTCCTCCTCGCCCGCCTGCGCGCCCACATCAGCGGCGGCCGCGGCGGCTCGTGCCGGCGCTGCAACCCCGCCCGCGGGATCTACTGCCCGGTGGCGCGCCCGGACGCCGAGGCGTTCGCCGCGGCGCGCAGGGAGGAGGTGTTCGCTACCCGCGTCCGGCGCATCCAGGAGGTGGCCGACCGGGACTCCGAGCGGCTGCTGGCGAAGCTCCGCCGCCACATGACGGAGTGCCGGCGTTGCGACCCGGGCCGGGCCATCTACTGCGCCCGCGCCCAGCCTGACGCGGAGGCGTTCGCCCGCAGCCGCGGCGACGAGGTCCTGGCGGCCCGGCGAGTCGGCAGGAGGGCGGCGTGACGGCCGACCCCGACGAGCTGACCGCGGCCAGCCGGCGGATCGCCGAGCTGGAGGCGGAGAACGCCGGCCTCAGCGCCCGGGTCGCCACCCTGGGCTCGACGTACGAGGTCTTTCGCCAGGTCGTCGTGCTGGTGCGCGAGCGCATCGCCCGACGGCTGCGCGAGGAGCGGGCCCGTGGCTGAGCTACGGCAGCGGGCGCTTCAGTCGTACTCGGGCAGCGGCGGCAGGCCCACGATCCGACGGGCTTCGTTGTGGGACACCCCGGGCTCCAGCTCGCCCCGCTCGGCGCGGCGCACGAAGTCCTCCAGGTCGGCTCGCAGCTCCGAGTCCTCCAACAGCGCCGCGGCCTCGTCGTCGATCCGGTCCGCGATCAGCCGGGCCTTCTCGGGTATCGGGAGGTTGCGTTCCTCGCTGCTCAGGAGCGACTCCAGGTTCGCCCGCAGCGTCGGATCGGACAGCCAGTACTCGATCTCGCGCGGATCGGCCGGGTCGACGGGGTCGTCCGGAGTCAGGGGCATCGCGCTACCAGGGCTCCAGCCGCCGCCGGCTGTCGCGGATGGCCAGTACCCACAGCCCCCCGTCGCGGGCCAGGTACAGCACCTCCTGGGGCGGCACCAGCCAGACGCGCCGGCTCTTTCCGCCGGGGTCGCGGCGACCCAGCTCCGGGAGCCCGCGTTCGGCCAGCCAGTTCACGGCTCGATGCACGGCGGCGGCCTGGACGGGAGCCCGCTTCGCCAGGGCGCGGAGCTGCACCAGCGCCCGGGGAGTCCAGTACACCCGCAGCCGGTCGGGTGCCAGCTACGCGTCCTCGTCGAGGGGGACGCCCAGCTCCAGCAGTTGGCGGCGGACCTCGGCGTCGGGGATGCCGTCAGCGTCGCCGGCCTCGATCTGCCGCTCCAGCTCGTCCAGCTCATCCTTGAGGCCAGGGTTCGCTGCGTACATGTCGAGGATCTCCTGGTCGATCGCGTCCCAGGCCGGATCGGTCGCCATGGTCGCCAGCTTACGCCCCCGCTACTCGCCCGCCGGCCGGGCGCCTGTCTTGGCGACGTGCGCGGTCCACGCGCCTTCGAGATACTCCCGCACCGCCGGGAACACGCCGCCCTTGAGCCCGTCCCAGCGCGCGAGCGCCTCGGGGATCGGAGTCCACTCGACAGCGCGCGCCTTCTGGGGCTCGCGGAGCTGGGCCTCGCCGCTGATCCAGCGGCAGGCGAAGTACAGAAGCGGCTGGCCGGTCGCGGGATGAACCCGGCTGCCGAGGTAGCCCGTGACCTCCACGACCACGCCGGCCTCCTCCTCGGCCTCCCTGGCCGCGGCCTGCTCGGGCGTCTCGCCGGGCTCGACCTTGCCGGCCGGGGTGTGCCAGTCGAGCGTCCCCTCCGGCTCGCGACGGCGGACCATGAGCAGCTGGCCGCCGCGGACGGTGAAGGTGCAGGCGACCGGCCGCAGGTCCAGCGCCTCGCGAGCGAAGCGCACGGCGGCCGCCCCGACCTCGGCCGGCAGGGAGGCCACCGCCTCGGCGACGTCCGCGATCGGCTTCCAGCCGACCAGGGTCAGCTCGTCGTGGTCCCTCACGCGGACCCTGGCCGACCCGAGCGATACCTGGACGTAGCAGACCTGGAAGCCGCGCTCGAAGCCCTCGCCCCAGATGCCGGACACGTCGGCGTGGAGGTCGAGGACGCCGAGCAGGCGCACGACGTGGGGGTCGTCCGCCTCCAGCTCCTCGCCGATCTCGCGCAGCGCAGCCTCGGCCGGCTCCTCGCCCTCGTCGACGTGGCCGCCGATCCAGAACCAGGCGCTGCCGGCCGCTCCCACGCGACCGGACATGAGCACCTCCGGGCGCCCGTCGGGGTGGGGGATGATCGCGGCGACGGTCAGCGGACGTCCGTCGGGAGTGCGCGCGGCCGTCACGCGACGTACTGGCGCACGCCCACGTCGAGCCCGAGCTGTTCGCTCTGGCGGGCGAGGGCGAGCAGGCGACGGGCCACCGCCTCGTCGAAGTACGGCTCGCCGCAATTGTCGCAGACCTCGGCCGGGACGCCACGCACCACGCTGACGTGGTCGGCGCGCTCGTGGACGAAGGTCGCGTGCCCGGCGGCGAGCCGGCCGGTCCGGCAGATCACGCACAGCCGCTCGCTCATGTCGTCCTCCTGCGGAAATCGCCGCTCCAGCGGGTCGGATCGGGGACGTACGCCGTGATCACGATGTGGCCGCCAGCCTCGTCGGTCGCCACCACGACGTGGAGTGGCCGCGGGCCGCTGCGGCCGAGCAGCAGCCTGCTCGGGTACGGCCTATCGCTCTCGTACCGCTCGATCACGTCCTCTCGCTCGATGGCGCCGCGGACCTCGTCGAAGTCGATGTCCTCGTCCATCATCGCGCGCAGGGCGTGGCCGGTGAACGTCAGGCTCAGCGGCACGCGGCCACTACTCGGCCGCGGCCGACAGCCGGAGCAGGTGCTCGCGGACCGGTTCGAAGATCCCGCCCTGCGGCGCCGCCAGCTCGTCAGCCTCGGCCAGCGTGACCCAGCGGACCTCGGCCAGCTCGTCGTGGTCGACGAGGTGCGGGACGCCCTCGATGATCCGGCAGCGGAAGTAGATCATCTGCCGGCCGGTCACCGGGTGGACGCGCTCGCCGAGGCGACCCTCGACCTCGATCGTCAGGCCGACCTCCTCGCTGGCCTCGCGCACGGCGGCGGCCTCGGGCGTCTCGCCCGGCTCCACGTTGCCGGACGGGAAGCCCCAGGCGAAGCGACCCTCGGGGAAGCGGCGGCGCGTCATCAGGACGCGGCCATCGCTGGAGACGACGGCGAGGGCGACGACCGGCTTGGCCTCGACCGGCTGGGCGGGAACCGGCTCGGCGCCCGGCTCGGGTCCGGCGACGCGACGGAATCCGCGCACCTCCCGGACCTGCTCGGTGTCCACGAAAGTCCGACGATCGCCGGCCCGCTTGTACCGCGCGATCTTCCCGGCTCGGATCAGCCGGTACAGCGTCAGCACGTTGACGCCCTCTTCCTTGGCCACTTCCTGGATCGGGCGCAACGTCATGCAACAAATTGTGACCAATTCGGACTAATTGTGCCACGATCGCGAGCCACTTGCAACATTTTGCTACCAAATACGTCCGGGTATTCAACCGGGGTATTGACATCTCTTACAAAGTGCTACATGCTGGCCTGCATGCAGACCGGAACCCCCGAGACGCCCGCCGACCACCTGCCCCTGACGCGGGCGCTGCGCGACGAGCTGGCGGAGTTGCTCCAGCACCTCGACACCGCGTCGGACGCGCTGGAGTTCGCCGGAATCGAGCTCACCGCCCTCGACGACCTGCAGGCCCTCACGGAGGCCGCGATCGCCGACCTGGACGTGCTGCTCGATCTGGGCGGCGACCCCGGCCTGCACGGCTACTGGCTGTGGCGGGTCCAGCTCCTCTACTCCGCAGACCAGCTGCGCGCCGAGCGCACGCCCGCCGAGTACGCGCGGCTGATGAAGGTCCACGAGCGCGTCGAGGCGCGGTTCCCGGGCCTGGCGGACCGGATCGCGCGCGAGGCGGCCTGGACGGCGCGGACGCTGATGACCCCGCCGCGGCGGCGGCTCGACCGGCTGGAGCGGGCCGCGCGGCGCGCCCTCAGCCTGCTCGCGGGGGAGGCCGCGTAGGCCATGACCGTCATCGGGCCCGACGAGAAGATGCGACCGCGCGGCGTGCGGCGCTTCCCGCTGCGTCGAGACCGCCAGGCAGGGAGCGGCGCGAAGGTGGCCGCCCCCATGTACGACGAGACCCAGGCTGCCGGCAAGCACCGCCCGGGTCTCCTGAACCCCCAGGAGGAGTTCGCGATGTCAATGATCTCACAGCAGCCGGCCGCCCCGACGGAGGTCGTGCTGTTCGACGGGCAGCGCGTGCGCTTCGCCAACGGCTGGTGGCAGTGGCTCTGCGGCGACGAGTGGATCGCGGTCGTGCCGGGCTCGGTGCTGGCGCGCGCGATCGAGAGCGACGAGGACGCCCAGGCCGCCGCCCCCGACGGCGACTGGGTGGCGGAGGGCCGGTAGGTGGCCATCACCGCCATCGCCAGCCCCGAGGAGCCGCGCTTCGAGGTCGTCATCGGCGCCGGCGGCGTGCCGACGCTGATCGACCGCCAGTCCGGACGCTGGGTGCAGCTCGCCACCGGCGTGCGCGCCGTCCAGGGCGCCAACATCCTGAACGAGTCGCCGGAGTACGCCTGCTACTTCAACTGGAACGAGCCCACGGAGGGTGAGTCCCTCGACGCGGCCGCGGCCGCCATCTTCCTGTCGACCAGCCTCGTGGCGGCGGCCCGCCCCTTCGAGGTGCTGTAGGTGGCCACCTCGCAGCGCGTGGCGGCCAGCCAGGGGTACCGCCTCACCGCCGTGGGCGACTACTTCCACCTCGTCGACGTCGCCACGGGCCGGTACATCAGGTACTGGGAACTGGTCGACGCCCGGCAGATGCTCGCCACGCTGGAGGCCCACCCCCAGTACGCCGAGGCGCTGAGCTGGATCGACCCGGCGGCCGACCGGCGGTTCTCGGAGTTCCTCTCCGTGGCGCCCGCCGTCGGTCTCCTCGTGGTGATCGTCATGGTCGCGGTCCTGTTCTGGGTGCTGGTCGGGCACCCGGGGGCGAGGTAGATGGACGACCAGTCCTGGCACGACCTCCGCGTCAGCGTGGACGAGGTGTACAGGGACCTCTCGGCGGCCCTCCGGACGGCCCGCGAGCACCTGCTCACGCCCAGCTCGCCCGAGGCCGCCCAGAACTACGTGAGGGCCTGGGGGGAGCTGCACCACGCGGCGACCATCACCGAGAGGAGGCTCGCCGCGATCCTGGCCATGGTCCAGGCCGACGACCCGCCCGCTCGCCCGCTGGAGGTCGTCCTGGGCGAGATCCAGGCCCTGGGCCACGAGTACGACCTGTTCGTCGCGGCCGCGACCGACAGCGCCCGCATCACCACCTCGCGGTCCGACGTCCGGTGGAACAGCCCCGGCGAGGAGTGGGACGAGGAGAAGCACCGCGCCTGGGATGCCTACGCGTGGCTGAGCGAGCGCGGCGACGTGGTCGGCGAGTCGGCCACCGAGGTCGCCCAGCGGCGCCTCGACGACATCGTGAAGCTCCGCGCGCAGCGGGCCGAGCAGGCCGCCGCGCTCGAGATCCTCGTCGCCGGGCTGACGCCTGGCTGGCGGGTTCGGAAGACGACGGAGGACGACCTGCAGGCCGGCCGCTTCGGCGACTGGCTGGTCGTCCGGCCGGACGGCGCGGTGGTCAACGGCTTCGACGAGCCCGACACGCGGGCCTACGTCGAGGAGCGCAACCGGACGGCGATCCTCGCGGCAATCGCGGCGCGCGCGGCGCGGGAGGCCGACCCGGAGTCCGAGCGCGCCTCGACACCGCCGTACCACGTCGAGCAGGTGGACATCAGCGAGTGGGCCCTCGTCGACGCGACCGGCGAGCACATCCGGAGCTTCGACTCCGCCGAGGCGGCCGAGCAGCGGCGCGACGAGCTGAACGGGGAGGTGCCGTAGATGGGCTGCTGGACGATCGCCGTCAGCGCGGAGGATATCGCCCGGAGCGCCCGGGGCTCCGCGAGGCGCAACCCGATCGCGTTCGCCGTCTCCCGGGCGACCGGCGTCGGCGGGACCCACCGCGGCCTGGTCGAGGCCGACGAGACCGGCATCCGGATCGACCGCGAGGACGGGACCCAGGTCGAGCGCCACGAGCTGGACGGGCGGGTGAGGACGTGGTTCCTCGCCTGGCTCGCCGGCGAGGACGTGGAACCCATCGAGTTCGTGCTGGGGGCGGCGTAGATGGCCACCTTCGACTTCCCGCCCGACGTCAACATCCTGACGGGCCGCCCCTACGGGCGGTCCGTCGTCCGGCGGCCGTCCATGTTCTCGCGGACCCGGCCCGGCTGGCTGATCGCCCGGACCCGCTGGGCCTGGGTGGGCGCGGCCGAGCGCCGGGCGCGACGGCGCGGCGTCCTGCGGCTGGCCTGCTGGTGGGCGCGGCACCGGGCGCGGATCGTCGCGGCCTTCGTGGCCGCCGGCGGCGCGCTGCTGCTGGCGGCGGAGACGCAGCCCTGGAGGGCGTGGTGAACCTGCTCGACCTCCTGGAGCTGCACGCGGCCGACGCGACCAAGCGGCCGTGGCGGGTGTCGGCCGACGGCGAGGTCCTCGCCGACATCGAGCCGACCGACGACAACCGCGAGACGATCGAGATCTACGGCGGCTGGCCGGTCGCGGAGTCGATGGCGGCGTCCGACGCCTGCCTCGTCACGCTGGTCATCAACAACCTGCCCGAGCTGGTGGGGGCGGTGCGGGCGACGATGTCGACGGCCTGGAGCGAGCGCGACGGCCGCTGCTGGTGCGCGACCAGCCCGGAGACGCGGGACGGTCGCCACGAGCCGCGCTGCGAGTTGGCCCGCCTCGCCCTGGAGCCGCTGCTCCGCGACCGGGAGGACACGTAGATGGCGACCGGCGCCATCAACGGCCGCATCTCGGCCGACGGCCACAACCCCTACCGGGCGATCGAGGTCGCCCGGATGCCGGCCGGGGAGCAGGAGGCCTTCGCCACAGCGTTCGAGCGCGACATCGCCGGGCCGCTCGGGCTGGTCGTCGGGACCCCCGAGCACACCATGGCGTGGACGGTCGGGCGCGCGACCTGGCTGGCCGCCTGGAAGCGGGAGAAGGAGGCCGAGGCGGCGAGCCGGCGGGCGGCGATGGCGGGCGCGGTGACGACGCTCGACCAGGGCCTGGTGGTCGCGCAGGTCGAGCAGCTCGGAGGGACGCGCTGATGACGATCAACGGACTCAGCGAGGAGGTGCGGACGCCGCGCTGGGCGATCATCCGCCTCGGCTACAAGAAGCGCGGCGAGCGCGGCGACTTCCCGCGCGACAGCGACGTGTTCTGCATCAAGCGCGAGGCCGGCTGCGACCCGGACATCTTCGAGGCCATCCTCGCGGCGTACGGCGGGCAGCGGATCAAGGACGCGGCCGAGGAGGTCTACGGCCTCGGCAAGGGTCTGCGCTTCATGCTGCCCTGGGAGTTCGACGCGGTGGCCAACGGGCGCGAGGTGAGCTGGGAGCTGCTGAACCGCGCCTGGGGAAAGTCGCGCATCCGGTGCTCGGGCACCGGTGGCGGGGAGGAGGACGGCAAGGTCGGCGAGGCGTGGGTCCGCGACCCGGCCTACGCCGATGTCCTGCGCCGGCGCCACCTCCTCGGCGAGGAGCGCAAGGGCGGCTGGACGGCCACCTGCCTCGGGCCCGACTGCCCGCTCTGGCACTCGCAGCGGACCAAGGAGAACACGCTGCCCGGCTGCCACCGCGAGGGGCGGTTCTCGGCCGAGCTGCTGCACCCGGAGACGAACCCGGAGGCGCCCAACTACATCCGCCAGCTCGGCTGGGTGCAGGTGAGCACGGGCTCGTTCAACGGCGCCGTCGACGTCCAGAGCGGGCTGCGGATGCTCCGGGCGCGCGCCGGCCGCAGCCACAACGTGCCGTTCACGCTGGCGCGCATCGCCCGCCCGATCTCGACGCCGGAGGGGCGCGTGGTGAAGGCGACGCTCGCCGTGAAGTACGACCTGGCCGAGGCGCTGACGTTCACCTACGACCCCAGCGGCACGGCCCGGGCGATCCTGCCGCCGGCGAAGCGGCGCGAGCTGCTCGCTCTGGCCACGCAGGAGGTGCAGTTCGCGCACGTCTCCGACATCCAGCCGCAGCCGGTGGACCGCCCCGCGGTCGCGGCGGTCCAGCGCGCGCTGCCCCCCAGCACCCCGCAGGCGCCGTTCACCGACCGGGACGACGCGGTGGACGCGGCCCGGCTCGACGAGGCCGAGGCCGAGGCAGACCGTTCCGACGACGCCACGTGGTCGGAGCCCGAAGAGGAGGTGGTCCGCAAGCTCAGCCAGGACGACGTCGACGAGCTAAAGGTGGCCTGCGGCGGCGTGCCGGGCAAGCCGGACACGCTCGGGCGGTACCGGGAGTTGGTCGAGGCGTCCTACCACGCGCTCGGCACGAAGGCGACCGGCGAGTGGGCGCCGTACGTGCCGCTCCCGAACGCCCCGATCGGCCAGGCGACCTACCTCACTACCCGTCACCGCGCGTGGATCGAGCAGCAGCTCCGGGCCCCGGCGGCGAGCGACTCCGAGGTCGCGGACCCGAACGAAAAGGGTCGGTCATGAGCGTCGCGCACGCCGTCCCGACCATCCGGCGCTCGCTGGCCGAGGGCCTGGCGAGCTGCCCGGCGTTCGTCATGGAGCGGTCCGAGCGCCTGGCCTTCGGGCAGGCCGTCCACCGCTTCATCGCCGCCTACTGGAGGCACCTCCAGGCGCTCGGCGAGGAGACCGACATGACCGGCTGGCGCGACCTGGCGGCGGACGCCTGGGCGCGCACGCCGGGGCTCCTCCAGTCCCGCTGGCGGGAGTACGCGGGCCTCTGCGAGCGCTTCACCCAGACGCACCTCGGCGACCTGCACACGATCGCCGCCGTCGAGGAGCCGATCACGCTCCACGTCGGCTGGGCGATCCTGGTCTGCACCCCGGACCGGATCGACCGCGTGGACGGTGGCGACCCGGACGACGAGGCGACCTGGGAGCGCGTCACCGACTACAAGACCGAGCAGGGGGAGATGGACCACCAGTTCCAGCTCCACTGGTACGCGCAGATGCGCTTCCTGACCCGGCCGGCCCTGGAGCGTCTGGACCTCGTCCTGGACCTCGTCCGCTACGGCCGGCCGCACGACCCCATCACCATCGAGCGCGGCGAGCTGGACGAGTGGTGGGACGCCACCCTCCAGGGCCTGCGGCACCGCCTCGAGGCGGGACCCGGCGCCCCGGTGGGCGGCCCGTCCTGCGCCGGGTGCGCGCTGCGACGGACCTGCGGCGAGTCACTGCCGTCGGTGGCCGTGGCGCCCCAGACGGACGACGAGGCCGACGTGCTGCTCTCCGAGCACAGGCGCCTCGACGCGGCCGCCACCGTGCGCTGGGACCTCCTGGAGGAGTACTACCGGGACCGCGAGGCGCGGCTCGACGTCAACGGCGAGGAGATCGGCTACCTGCTCTCGCGCAAGCCCACCTTCCGCTGGGTGGCGCTCCCGTCCGCGGTGGCGGCCTGGGCCCGATCGAAGGGCATGGACTGGCGGTCGTTCGTGGGCCTGACGACCCGCACCGCCACCAACCGCGGCGTCCAGGACATGGCCCTGGCGGCCGGGATGGCAGTCATGGAGTTCAGCCCGCCCTCGTTCAAGACGAGGAAGGCGCTCGTCGGGACCCGGGTGCGGCGCAAGGCGGCCGAGGAGGGAGATGGCCGTGGCTGACCGCCTCATCTTCCAGCCCGAGGACGGCATGGTCGCGAGCTGGTCCACCTGTGACCGGACCGCCGGCCGCTTCCGGGGCGTCATCAAGGAGCGCGGCACGGACGCCTGGCTGTGGAACTGCGAGCGGGCGCTGCGCCACTCCCACGAGACGCGGAAGGAGGCGCTCGCCTGCGCACGCGAGAGGATCGCGAAGGAAGGGAAGCGCCGTGGCTGAGCAGACCGTCCAGACCAACGAGCGCGTGGCCGCGATCCGGAAGCGGCTGGAGGCCGCGACGGTGGGCGTGTTCATCGAGCCCGAGGACGCGACGGACGGCGACCGCTGGACGATCCTGCCGGTGACGAGAGACCGCCTCGCCGAGGACGCTCCGCCGCTGACCCGCGCCGACCTCAAGATGTTGGGCAACGCCCCGGCCGACATCGCGTACCTGCTGGACCAGCTCGCCGCCATCGAGGCCCTCGTCGGCGACCAGCGGTCGAACCTCGTCGAGGAGAAGCGCGACATGCCGACGGCCGAACTGGTCGCGGCGGTGATCGCCGAACTGCGCGAGGAGAACGCCAAGGCGTGGGGCTACGCATCCGACGAGGAGGCCGTTGGCGCCCGGGAGAGGGCCGACCGGGACGCGGAGATCGCGCGGCTGCGCGGGCTCCTGACGGGGTGGCCCGAAAAGCTGGAGACGGCGGCCAGGTGGCTCGACCTGCTGGACGGCGCGCTCGAACTGCTCGCCCTGAGCGACACCCCTGAGGCTCGCGCGCAGTGGATGCAGGCCAACTACGGCTGCGGCGGAACCCACGACGAGATCCAGCGGGACGTGAGGGAGTTCGCGACTGCCATCAAGGCAGCGCTGGGCCAGCAGGGCGCCGCTGGGCCGGACGCCGCCGCCCAGCCGGACGACGAGGATGACGCTGCCGAGGCCCAGGGGCAGGACGCGGAGATCGCGCGTCTGACCGGCATCCTCCGCGAGCTGTACAGCGCCCAGGCCGCGCACGAGGAGGCGGACACCGCGCTCCTCCGCGCCATGTTCGACATCGAGTCGGCCGCGGATGCCGAGTCCGGGCCCTACGAGGAGGCCGACGCGGCCAAGGGCGCCGCCGGGAAGCGCCTGGAGAAGGCGTGGGCGGCCGTGTCGAAGGAGCTGGGCGAGACGCCCGGGGAGGGCTCCGATGGCGGCTGAGGCCAGCACCCACCTCTGCCCGGGCCCCGGCTGCGAGCGGCGCGTCCCGGCCGCCATGCTCGCCTGCCGCGCTCACTGGTTCCAGGTCCCGCTCTTCGAGCGCGACGAGGTCTGGGCCGCCTGGCGGGCGCTCCAGCGGGCGCGGCCCGAGGACGCCATCGACGCCGAGGAGCGCCACGGCCGGGCCATGCAGGCTGCCATCGCGACGATGCGGGAGGTACTGCCGTGATCGCGGACGCCAACGTGGACATCGAGCGCCGCGCGGTGCGCCAGCAGCGGCTGAACGACCGCCGCTACGAGTGGGCCCGCTGGCTGGCAGCCACCGACGAGGTGCTCGGCTGGCTGGAGGCGCAGAACCTCCAGGACGTGAGCGCGCTGCCGGCCTGGCTCGGCGAGCGCATCCGGGAGCGGCTGTCCGAACTGCCCGAGCGGGCGCTGGCCGAGCTGCGGGGCGGGAGCGTGCAGGAGGTGCTCGACTCCGTCTTCGAGGTCCAGGAGCAGCTGCTCCGCCAGCACGACCCGTACCGAGAGGAGTTCGGGGAGGAGGAGAGCGGTGGCTGACGCGGCCCTGATCCAGCCGGAGACCTGGCCCCGCGAGCTGTCGCAGCCGGTAGAGGGCCAGGACGGGGACCGCGTGCCGTGTGGCCACACGATCGGGCCGGACGGCACCGAGGTCACCGGGGACGAGGCGGTCGCGCTGGTGCGGGCTGGGAGGGAGAGCCGGCGTGGCCACTGACGCCTTCGTCGCCCAGGTGGAGCACGCGCTCGGCGTCACCCGGGCGTTCGCCGATATCCGGGGCGCCGAGTTCGCGCGGGTCCGGTCGTGGAGCGAGTGGGACGGGTACCAGCGGAACGGCACCGGCCTGTACGTGCCGGCCGCCGTGAAGCTGAGCCGGTACCCGACCGGCATCGACCTGTTCGCCGGCTGCGGCGGCATGTCGCTCGGCTTGCACCAGGCCGGCATCCACGTCGTCGGCGCCCTGGAGTGGGATGTGCATGCCGCCATGACGTACCTCTGCAACCTCGGCGACCCGACCACGCGCATCTACGCGGACCCGGACCGGAAGGCGGCCTTCATCAAGGCGAACGACTCCGAGCGGAAGCGGGCCGGCAGGGTGCGGAACCCGAAGTACAAGAGCGGCAGGGGCGGCTGGAGCGACGTCGCCACAGGCGAGACGCTGACGCAGGAGCGTCACCCGCTGGAGCACGCCCCCCTCGTCGACCACGGCGAGTACCTGACCTGGCCGTCCGCCGGACAGGGCTGGATCAGGTCCGCGCGCCTCCAGCGTGAGGGCGTCCTGCCCAACCCGCGCGACTACGGCTCGGAGTACGTGCGGGAGCTGAACACCGTGGACGACAAGGAGTGCCTGGAGCCGTGCCGGGCGCTGTTCCTGGCGGACGCCCGCCATCTCTCCGGCCACGACATCCTGAGCGTCCTCGGCGCCGAGCCGGGGAAGATCGACATGGTCTGCGGCGGCCCGCCCTGCCAGGGCTTCTCCACGGCGGGGAGGCGGAACGTGTACGACCCGCGCAACAGCCTCGTGTTCGACTTCGTCCGGATCGTCTGCGACATCCAGCCGCGCGCCTGGATGATGGAGAACGTCCCGAACATGGCCGCGATGGTCACCCCCGACGGGGAGTTGGTCGTCGACGCCATCTGCCGGATGGCCGAGGCTGGCGGCATGGGTATCGCCGACAACCTGCGGCAGATGCTGGAGGCGACGGCGGGCGTCGGAGTGGCGCAGCGCGGCGTCCGCCGGGGCGGCGAGGTGCGGGACGCGGACGGCGAGACGCGGGCCGAGCGCCGCCGGCGTCTGCGAGACGAGCGGAAGGCGGCGAAGCGCGAGACGAAGGCCGCCGTGGCGACCGGCGACGACGGGACGACCTACATGCAGGACGAGTTGTTCGCCGAGGCGGTCCGGTGACGCCGGTCGCGCAGCCCCTCCTGCCCGGGATGCCGCCCAAGGCGGCCGCCAGCGATCGGGGATGCGGCCTGGACCTCCTCCCCAACCTGATCCAGCTCTGCCGGCTCTGCCACCTGGCGATGCCGCTGTGGGACCTCGGCGAGGAGACCCGGGCCTTCACCTGGCTCTCCTCGGTGCCGAGCAGAGGCGTCGCCTGGCAGCTCTATACAGACACGCAGGGCTGGAGTCGCGAGAGCCGGGTCAGCTTGCCGCGCAGACACAACGCCTTCGTGGCGTTGGGCAGAGCCGACGGCTTGCCTCGGTCAGTCGAGGTGGGGTAAGGATGAGCAACGCTCCTGTCATTCACCTCCGCCCGCGGCAGCAGGAGTCGGCGGCGCCGGTGCTGCTGACCATAAAGGAGGCCGCGGCCCGGATCCGCGTCGGGCGCCGCACGATGGAGCGCTGGATCGCGCGCGGCACCGTGCCGCACGTCCGCCTGGACGGAGATCGGATGGTCCGCATCCCGGTCGCGCTGCTCGACGAGTGGTGGCGCCAGCGCCTGGAAGGTGGCACGCAGTGAGGCGGCGGGCGCGCGGCGAGGGCTCCATCACCCGGCGGAGCGACGGGCGCTTCCAGGTCCGCATCGACCTGGGCCGCGACCCGCTCGGGAAGCGGCAGCGGAAGTACGAGTACGCGGACACGGAGGCCGGGGCCGCCAAGGTGCTGCGCCGGCTCCAGCGCCAGAAGGAGCAGGGTCGCCTGACCGCGTCCGGCGTGGCGGCGCCGCGCACGCTCGACGAGTGGCTCGACCAATGGCTGGAGACGGTCAAGGCGAGCCGCGAGCCGCTCACGTACCAGCGTTACGAGAGCCTGGTCCGGCTCCACATCAAGCCGGTGCTCGGCCGCCGCCGCCTGTCGCAGCTCGACCCGCTGGAGATCCAGCGCTTCCTCGACGCCATGCAGCGCTCGTTCAGCGTGAACATGGTGCGGTCGATCTGGATCGCGCTCAGCTCGGCGCTCGGCCGCGCCAACCGGCTGGGCCTGATCCACCGCAACCCAGCCTCAAGCGAGCTCATCGAGATGCCTGCGGCGGAGGCGGCGCCGGAGAACATCCTGACCCTGGCCGAGGCCCGCGCGTTCCTGGCCGGCATCCGCGGGGACCGCCTGTACGCGCTCTACCTGACCGCGGCCGTGCTCGGGCAGCGCAAGTCCTCGCTGCTCGGCCTCCGGCGCCAGGACATCGCGGAGGACTTCACCCGCATCCGCTGGCCGATGAAGCTGGTCCGCATCGACACGTCCTGGCAGTTGCGCTCGGTGCGCCGGTCGCGCTCCAAGAAGGCGCCGCGATCGCTGCCCCTGCCGGCGCCCGTGGCCGCCGCCCTGCGCGAGCACCTCGCACGCCAGCAGGCAGAACGAGAGGCGGCCGGGCCGAGCTGGAGCGTCATGGAGAGCGACGGGAGGCCGATCGAGTTGGTGTTCACCCGTCCGAACGGCCTCCCGCTCCACGGCCAGTACGTGACGGCGCACTTCCAGCGGCTGCTGAAGCGGGCCGGCCTGGGGGAGCGGCGGTTCCACGACCTGCGCCATAGCGCGGCCTCCGTGATGCTGGCCCTCAAGATCCCTCTCAAGACCGTCTCCGAGGTGCTCGCGCACTCCGGCATCCAGATCACCGCCGACCTCTACGGCCACCTCGAGGACGACGGCCTGCGCGAGCAGCTGGCCGTGCTGGACGCGGCGTGGGGCGAGGACGAGGCGGCCACTGGGCGCGGCGAGGAGTCGGCAGGGTGAGGGTGTCAGAAATGGGTGTCATCGCGGTCGAGGAGGCGCTGGTCTCAGCCTCCGAGACCTGGCTCCTGAGTTCCAGCGACCAGGGCGCGGAGCTCCCCGGCCAGCCGGTCGCGGGACGGGGGATGGATGTACATCATCCGTCTATCTTCCCGCCACGGGGCGACAGACCCCGCCGGCTGCCGCCAGGTGAATATGGGGATGCCGCCAGCGACCGCCACCTCCTGACCGCCACCGCCAGCGCTGGGGTGTCGGGAATGGGTGTCAGCTCGCCGTGCCGGGAGCGCACGCCATGAGCGCCTGGACCTCCGGGACCACTGCATCGGGGGGTAGCGGTCACTCCCCCTGGTGCCAGCGCTGGCGGAGCCGCCGGCACAGCTGGCGCCACCGCTCCGAGGGCGGCTTCGACCAGGCCCGCTACGAGGTCGCGCCGCTGGTGGAGCGGGAGGCGCGGCCGTTCGTCGAGGCCAACCACTACAGCGGCTCGTACCCGGCCGCGCGCTTCGCCTACGGCCTCCACGACGGGCCCTGGCTGGTCGGCACTGCCGTGCTCTCCGTGCCGGTGCAGAGCGCCGTGCTCACCTCGCTGTTCCCCGACCTGGAGCCGCTGAGCGAGTCGCTGGAGCTCGGGCGCTTCGTGCTGGCCGACAGCGTGCCAGCGAACGCGGAGACGTGGTTCCTGGCCCGCGTCTGGGAGTTGGCCGCGGCGACCGGCCTACGCGGCGTCGTCAGCTTCTCCGACCCGGTGGCGAGGTCCACGGTGGACGGCCTCCGGGTGTTCCCCGGCCACGTCGGGCTGATCTACCAGGCCGGCAACGCCACGTACCACGAGCGCAGCACTCCGCGGACGCAGCTCCTGCTGCCCGACGGTCGCGTCCTGTCGGCGCGGACCGTGCAGAAGATCCGGGCGGGGGAGCGCGGGGCGGCCGCCGGCGAACGGCTCCTGGTTGGCCTCGGCGCACGGGCCCGGCGACCGGGCGAGGACCGGCCTGACTGGCTGCGGGACGCGCTCGGGCGCGTCGGCGTCCGGCGCATCCGCCACCACGGCAGCCACCGCTACGCCTTCCGCGTCGGCCCGCGTCGGCGGCTGATCCAGCTGGGCCTGCCGCCCGCGGCGCCGCCCTGCCCGTGCGAGCCGTGTCGGGTCCGCCTCGATGGGAGGGCGGCATGAGCGACTGGACCTCCGGTCCCGTCCGCCTCCTCCACGGCGACTGCCGCGAGCGCCTCCGCGAGCTGCCCGACGCCAGCGTGGACGCGGCGGTGACGGACCCGCCGTACGGCCTGAGCCGTGAGCCGGACATCGCCGAGGTCGTGCGCCACTGGCTGGCCGGCGACGAGTACGAGCACGGCAGCGCAGGATTCATGGGCCGCTCGTGGGACAGCTTCGTCCCCGGTCCGGAGTACTGGCGCGAGGTCTACCGGGTCATGAAGCCCGGCGCCCACCTGCTGGCGTTCAGCAGCACCCGGACGTGGGACCTCCTCTCGCTGGCCATCCGCTTCGCCGGGTTCGAGAACCGCGACACGATCGCCTCGGAGGGGCCGCCCGCACTGCGCTGGATGCACGGACAGGGTTTCCCCAAGGGGTTGGACGTGTCCAAGGCGATCGACCGGATGGCGGGCGCCGAGCGGGAGGTACTCGCAGAGCGGCCCGCCTGGACTGCATCGATGGGATGGCGTCTGGCGGAAGGACGCGCGGACCGATTCTCGCCAACCCCGATCACCACCCCTGCAACCGACGAGGCTCGTCGGTGGCAGGGGTGGAACGTCGCCCTCAAGCCCGCCTGGGAGGCCGTCCTGGTCTTCCGCAGGCCCTTCCGGGGCTCGGTGGCCACGAACATCCTGGAGCACGGGACGGGCGCGATCAACGTGGGCGGGTGCCGGGTGGGAACGGGGGCAGACAAGGGCGTCTGGCCGCTCACCGACCGGGTCGCCACGCGGGGGTCGATGGCCGGGCCGATGGCTGCGGCTGAAACGGACTGCTCTATCGGTCGCTGGCCGGCCAACCTGGTGCTCTCGCACGCCGAGGGCTGCGTGGCGGTGGGGGCTCGGAAGGTCCGCGGCATCGCGCCGCCGGGCCGGCCGTCACGCGGCATGGCCAGTGTGGAGCGGCGCAGTCTCGGCGACTTCGCGAGCAACCCCGTGATGACTCGCCACGCCGACCCCGACGGCACCGAAACCGTCGAGTCCTGGGAGTGCGTCGAGGGCTGTCCGGTGGCCGAGCTGGACCGACAGAGCGGCGAGCGGATCGTTGGCAAAGGTGGCACCAACCACACCGCCCTCGGCCTGATGAACGACGACGGCTGGCAGCCCACAGACCAGCAGCGCAAGTTCTACGACGACACAGGTGCCGCCAGCCGCTTCTATTACTGCGCCAAGGCCAGCCCTCGCGAGCGCAGCGCTGGCCTCCCGCCGGGCGAGCGCAACACCCATCCGACGGTCAAGCCGCTCGCCCTCATGCGGTGGCTGTGTCGCCTCGTCACGCCGCAGGGGGGGGTAATCCTCGACCCGTTCGCCGGCAGCGGCACCACGCTGATCGCGGCCGTCCTGGAGGGCTTCCAGGCCATCGGCATCGAGCAGGACGAGGAGTCGGTGCGGACCGCGCTCGCCCGGCTGACGTACTGGCGCGCTCAGCCACGGTCAGCCCCGCGCCCGGCGACCAGGCCGGCCCCGCACCCCGCAGACGCCACGCCCGCCCTCGTGCAGGTCGGGCTGTTCGACGAGTCCGCCACCTGACCACCCGGGCCGCCGCGGGCGGCCACACGGCAGAGCCGGCGACCGGGCGCCGGGCGTCACGTCCCCATCGGCGAACACGGAGAGCCATCGATTGGCCGAGAACGAGTTCGACTACAAGAGATACCTGGCCTCACGGGAGTGGGCGCTGCTACGCGAGGCTGTGCGACTTCGCGCCGGCCTCGGCATACCTGCCTGGGCGGCCGATGCCTACTGCGAACGGTGCCGCCTCCATCGCCTCGCCGCCACGCATCACCTGACGTACGAGCGGATTGGCCACGAGGACCTCAACGGCGTCTGTAGGGGCTGCCACGCCTACCTCAGCGGGAAGTCAGAGGACGATCCGGTGGACGAGGCTCTCGCGAATGAGGAAGAGGAGCTGGTGTCGTGGACGGCCATGCTGCGGATGGTCTCGCCCACAGAGGACGGGAGCGATGCCCAGTTGCGCGGATGCCTGGGCGTCGTCCGATCCGTCAAGGATGAGATCGGAAGGCTCCGCTTCCGCAGGGCCGCTATCGCTGCCGGCAAGCCAGCCAGCGAGATCCTCCAATGACCTGGTGTCGCCTCGACGATGAGATGGACGAGAACCGAAAGCTGCGTCGCCTCTCCCACGAGGCGTTCCGCCTGTACTGGACGGCGGTGTCGTATACCCGCCGCCACGAGACCAGCGGGAGGCTCCTCGCAGACGACGTAGCGGAGCTCTGTGCTCGGCATCGAATCCGCAACCCGAAGACCGCCATCGCCGAGTTGCTCCACGTACCGACGGAGTACGGCTACGACGCTGGCTGCTGGGAAGAGCTCCAGCCAGGCGTCTACGAGATCCACGACCACGAGGAGTACAACCCCGCCACCTCGAAGGAGCGGATGCGCCGAAAGCGGGCGCGAGAACGGGAGGATGCGGCCAGAGCAGACCCCGTCCGTGACGCACCTGTGACGTCACAGGTCGTCACTACAGCCGTCACGAGTGACGCACCTGTGACGCCCCCCGTTTCGGGATGTGACACCCCTCGCGCACAACCGCGCGCTGGGTATCTCGATCCCGTTCCCGAACCCAGACCCGTTCCCGGTCCTCCGGCGCCTAACGGCGCCTCCGAGACGGTCTCCGACCGAAAGCCTCCTGACTCAATGCCCGCGCCTGGAGCGCCGCCCGAGGCTAAAGCCGATCCGAGAACGGCACTCGGCGACCGCCTCGTCGCCGAACTGGGCTCGCTGATGGCCGGAGGGATGCTTTCTCCAGCCGACCAGAAGCGCGTCCAGAACTGGCCGTGGGCATATCAGCACCTCGCCCGCCTCGGCGAGAGAGCCTTCCTGGAGCCCTGCCGACGGCGAGCCGGGCAGGCCACCGCCCGCGGCGACCCGATCCGTCAGGCGAAGTTCTTCGAGGCGATGCTCGGCGAGCTCGACGCGGCGATCGTAGACGACCAGTCGGTGCCGTCTGGCCGGAGCCACGTGAACGGCCTGACCCGACTCGGAGACATGCTGGCGACCGCACCGAGGACGCTTCAGTGAGCCCTACGTCCGGCGTCTACATCGCCACCGCGGCCGAGCGCCAGTGCATGTTCGGCGACTACATCGTGGCCGGTCAGCCCGAGGGCCCGACGTCCGGTTGGGGCATCCAGCACCTGTTCGAGCGCCCGGGCCTCGGCTCGCTGTGCGACGAGGTCGGCTGGCTGCGTGTGGTTCGGTGGGAGCAGGCTGCGCACGGAGACATCCCTGCGCGGATCATCACGCCGGCGACGTGGATCTGCGTCCGCTGCCAGGCCGCTGCCGTAGCCCGGGCCGTCCAGGCCGGAGCGTGTCCTGCCTGCCGTGGGCCGCTGACCGACCCGCAGCTCTCCCCGGGCGGCTGGGCGCATTGCCGCCGGTGTCGCCGGGGTTGGCTCGCGGCGGCGCCGGGTGTGGTCGGGTGCGACTGGCCCGGCCGCGCCGAGGGCGCAGCATGACCGTCGCCCAGCAGCTCGGCCACCGCGAGCCGGCGCCCGCCCGGCCCGCGCCCTGGAACCTCGGCCGCGCCCTGGCGCTGCTGGCCGACCACCGCTGCGCCTGCCTGGGCTGCGAGGGCGCCACCACGTCGTGCGAGTGGCCGAGCTGGCGCCGCTGCGAGCTCTGCGGGTGCATGTGGAAGCCGGCCGAGATCCGCGGCCGCCGCTACGCCGAGACGGTGCGCGGCCGCTGCACCGCGAACGAACTCGAGGAGGAGCGATGAAGCTCGCAGACAGCCCGATCATGGTCTTCGACGTGGAGGCGACGGAGCTGATGGCGCCTCGGGAGGGGCGGTGACCCGCTACGAGGACACCCTGCGCCACCGGGCCGCGCAAGGCCCGGTGGTCCTGGCGATGGCGGACGCCGACCGTCTGGCGGACCTCGTGGCGGCGGTCCGGGAGGAGGGCCACGCATACGAGTGCCGCTACGCGATGGGGCGGCCGGAACTGTGCGACTGCCTGATGCGATCGCTCCGCGCACTGGACGAGGTCGGGCCGACCCCCGCCCCGTGGGTCGGCCCGCTGCTGACGGCGGAGCAGTGGGCCGAGATCCAGCGTCACGATCTGTGGACCGAGGCGGAGCAGGCCGCGATCGTGCGCCATGTCGAGGCGGCGTGGGCGACGATCCGGAACCAGAACGCGGAGCTGGCAGCGCGCCGCGACGCAGTCGAGACCGCCGACGCACCCTGGCGCACCGGCCGCCACCGGACCGACGAGCCAGGCCCGCGCCAGCGGCCGATCTACGGCGCCAACGGCGAGCTGATCGGCGTCATGTTCACCACCGAGGACGCCCGTCTGGCGGTCGATTCAGTGAACGGCGTGGCCGAGGTGAAGGCCGCGTTCCGGCTGTGCCAGCAGGGCAACCTGGAGCTCCAGGCCGACGTCGGACGCCTACTCGGCGAGATGGAGGCGCTCCGGGCCGAGGTGCGGCGCGCCCTGTACCTGACCCCGCTCGGTGAGGTCATGGGGCATGGCGTGATGGCCGACCAGGTCCCGCAGGTGGCCGCCCTGCTCCGCGACGTCCCGCCAGAGCCCGCCTCGAGGTGATCGCCACGACCCACGATGCAGACTCCGAGGCGGCGCGGATCCGCGATTGGCGGCTGCGGGCCGCCGGCTTCCTGCCCGGTGGCGAGAAGCCCCGCCCGATGCCGGGCCGCGACGCCGGCGACATCATCTCGGACCGGCAGTCGCGGGGCCGCTGGGAACGTGGGGAGGGGCTGCGGGTGCTGATCGACGAGCTCGCCGTGCTGCTGGCCTGGGTGGACGCCGCGCTGTCCTGCGGCGAGACGCACCACGGCGCCGGCCTGGCCCAGTTCGAGACGCGCTGGTTGAGAATCCTCGATCGCGCCGAGGGCCGCGTCGGCCTGTCCTCGTCGCCGGTGCCGGCGGACGTCGACCAGGACCTGCGCCGCGAGCTGCTGGGCGCCGACGTCGAGGACCTGGTGCTCGGCTGGACCGAGCGCTCGGGCGAGTGGGTGACCGGTCGTGCCGGGCTGCCGCAGGTGGAGGCCGAGGCGTTCAGGTACAGCCTGGAGCCCTGCAGCGGCGACTGCCGGCGGCCGGACCGGGAGCACCGCGGCGGCATGCGGTGCCTGTTCGAGGTCCGCGACATGGTCGACCGGCGGCCCGGCGGCCATCGCAGCCGGCGCGGGATGCCGATCTCGATCGAGACGGTGGAGAGCCGCATCAGCCGGGCCCGGTCGGCGCTCCGGCGCTGGTCTGCCGAGGTGCGCTCCCAAGATCGGACGCAACCGGGCTAAACTCGTGGGCACGTCGACCCGTGCCCGGAAGGGCGTTCGGACCCCTTCAGTCGCCGGTGTCGATGAAGTCCTGGGCGTGGCGCCCGAAGCGCTGACCCTCCTCGACGTACTCGGCCACCATGGCGTCGGACTTGTGTCGGGTCTGCTTCCGGATCAGCAACCCGTCCGCGCCGCCTCGCGCCGCCGACGTAGCGAACCCGCGGCGCAGGCTGTGCCCGCTGAACACCGCGGGGTCGATCCCGGCCCGCTCGCAGGCCCGCTTCACGATGAGCGCCACCGCATGGTCGGTGAGGCGCGTGCCGGCCATGTTCCCGTGACGGTCGATCGGCCGGAAGAGCGGGCCCTCCGTGATCCCTGACGCCGCGAGCCAGCTCCGGTACAGCGACACCGGGTCGGTGATGCCACGGCGCCGCTTCACGCCGACCACCATGCCCTCGCCCTCCGGGTCCGTCTTGGACCGGACGATCAGGATGTTCAGGCCCTCGGCGACCTCCTCGATGTGCTCGCGGTCAAGGCCCACGATCTCCGACCGCCGCCGGGCCGCGAAGTAGCCAATCGCCAGCAACGCCCGGTCGCGCTTCCCGGCCAGCGTCCCGCCCGACGTGCGCTCGATCAGCCGCGCGAGATCCTCGCCGCTGAGCGCCTTGCGCTTGGCTGCCGGCCGGCCGTGGGTCCGGGCCAGCCCCTTGAGGACTTCCCGAAGCATCTGGTGGCGAGTCGGAGGCGGATCGAAGCCCGCCGTCGCGTGGGCCAGGCCGATCGCCGCGACGTGCCGCCGGACGTACCGGATGGAGCGCGGTGGCGTCCTGCTCGTGACCAGGTCGACCACGTACTCGGCGATCGTCTCCGGACTGGCGGGCAGCGCCACCCGGCCCTCGCGGGCACACCACGACTCGAAGGCGCGCCAGTCCCGCCCGTACTTCTCCCAGGTGCTGTCGGCGCGCGACGCCCTGGCGTAGCGCGCCAGGGCGTCGGCCGGCTGGACGGGAGGGAGGGAGGCGAGGTCGGTCACCGAGCCGGAACCGTCAATGCCGCGATGGTGGGCTCGTCCTCCTGGGCCGCGACGAAGGCGGCGAGGCTCGCCCGCGGCAGGAGGCGCGGCTCCAAGAGGGGTTCCGGCAGGTTGCAGACCCAGAGAGTCGGCTCGCTCCACGAGCCAGTCCCGTCGCGGGCTGACGTGCCGGTCACCTCGACGCGCGCCATGCGGTCGGCGCTGGTGTCGTAGTCCGGCTCGGCCTCCAGCTCCGCGCGAGTCCCTGCCCAGACGGCGTTGTCGACGACGGTGGACCAAACCACGTACAGGTCCCGGTCCCGATCCGCCTTCAGGATGTACTGCGGCATAGGGGTCGCTCGTGAATCTCGTTTCGGGTCCCAGTCTTCATGCCCCTAATCCTACTCCTGACGTTCGGGAAGATCAATTCCCGTAAGCCAGAAGTGGGACCGTGCGCGTGACGTGCGCGCGAGCCGGATCAACCCGTACTTGACGAACATCGCCCCGGATAAGTGAACGTTATCCGGGGCCAGGCGAGCCGCGAAGGAGGAGTCCTGTGATCACGCTGACGGCCTTCCTGCTGCTGCTCGGCCTGGTGCTCGCGGTCGCGCTGACCATCGTGGCCGTGCTGCGCCGGTCGCTCGAGTGGGGCCTGCTCGGCGCGCTGCTGGCGTGCTGGCTCCTGGCGCAGCTGCTCCAGGCCGGGCTCCGGATCGCGTGAGCATCAACCAGCTCGTCGCCGCGCTTGGCGCGACCACTGCGGCCTTGGACCGGAACACGGCCGCCGTGCTCGCCACCTCGCAGATCCAGTCCACCCTCGCCGCCAAGGAGGCCACCTTGTCCCAGGACATCACCGACCTGACCGCCGCCACCACCGCGGAGGACACCGACCTGCAGGCGCTGGCGACCCAGAGCTCCGCGCTGATCACCGCCCTGAAGAACCTCCAGACCGGCACCGTGCTGACGGCGGCCGACGTCGCCGCCATCCAGGCCGCGACCGCGCTCGTGGGCGCCCACGACGCGGCGATCAAGACCCTGACCGCCAACGCCGCGGCGGCGCTGAACCCCGCGCCGGCGCCCGGGCCGTAGCCGGCGGCGTAGGGACCGACCGTGTCGATCACGGTCGACCAGCGGTCAACCCAGGCGCACAACGCCTCGTCGACGTCGTTCGGCACCAACCCGTCCTCCGGGGACAAGATCGTCCTGGCCATCTGGGCGTTCTTCTCCGGCGGCGGCCCGCCGACCATTTCCAGCGTCACCGACAACGGCACTTCGCCGGCGACATGGGTGGTGGACGTCTCGATCACCGATGCGCTCAACAACGGTGTGGTCTGGATCTACCGGGCCGACAACGTCTCGCTCCCAAGTGCCGGCTCCCTGGCGATAACGGTCAACTGGACCCACATGACCCTCAACGAGATGGGGGCGACGGCGTTGCTGGGCGCCGCCAGCGGCGCCCCACAGAGCACGAACAGCGCAGAGGTGAGCGGCGTCACGTCGGCCTCGCTCTCGGCCGGCACCGGAGCCGGGGCGGGCAGCTTCTACCTGGGCGTGCACAACGACAACGGCGGCACCCCGGAAACCCAGACCATTTCGGGCGTCTTCACCACGAGATTCAGCCAGGGGACCGCCGGGAACATCGCCGGCCAGGCGGCGGACTTCATCGGTTCGGGTAGCCAGACGTTCAGCCCAGGCTGGACGGGCGGCAGCGCAAACAGCCGCGACGTGATCGCGGTCTACTCCGCGGCGGCCGTGGCCACTGCTCCTCGCCGGCGACTCCTCGCGCTGAACGCCGTCCGGCGTGCCAGCTACAACCCGCGGTAGGGCGTCGCCGACTGCGCCCGCAGCCGCGGACGCGCTGCCAGGTAGTGCGGGCAGCTCGGATGCCCGTCCGGCACGTACCGGCTGACCACCCACTCCGCGCCCTGGTCGTTGAGCGCCTTGGCGTAGTCCACGCCGCAGCACGAGCACGTGGCCCACTCGCGACGCAGCAGCACCCGCAGGGGCGTCCCGCACATCGGGCATGTGAGCCGGTTGACGCGTTCGGCGACCTGCGCTTCCGTCAGGCCCTGATTCAGGGGCATCGAGAAATCGTAAGGAGAGCTTGCGCCCATGTCCCTGTTCAGCACCGGCATCGACGCCTCGGCGGTCAGCACGTCCGCGATCCACTCGGTGGTGGAGGTCCGCCAGATCGCCAGCCGCTTCATGATCCTGAAGCAGTGGAACATCGAGTTCGACGGCGTCACGGCCTCCAACACGCCGGTCCGCGTGGAGCTGATCCAGGGCACCGGGACGGCGTCCTCCGGCGGCGGCGCCGGCACGGTCAACTCGATGAAGGCGTATCAGCCGGCGGCGGCGGCCACCTCGGTGACCGCGGTCACCACCGAGAACGGCACGGTGACGGTGCTCGAGTACCACCGAGTCCCCCCCACCTCGGGCATCCTGATCCAGTACCCGCTCGGCGAGGAGCCATTCCAGGTCGGCGCGGGGTCCAACACCAACATCCTGGCCGTGCGCGCCCTCGCCGCCCAGGCGGTCAACGCCACCTGCACGATGGAATGGGAAGAGTGAGGTGCTCGGTCGCCTCCTCTCGTGGCTGCTCGGCCGGCCCGCTCTAGCGACTCCAGCGGCGTGGTGTCCGCACTGCGGCACCGGCCTGCAGACCTTCTGGGCCGAGGACAACGCCGTGACCACCCTGGGCATCTCGGCGGACCGCAACCTCCCGCCCGGCGACCACCTGGTCCTCCGCGCTGAGTGCCCCTGCGGCTGGGCAGGCCGCGCCAACACGGCTCGCGTGCTGAATCCCCGACAGCTCTCCCCGAGGTAGCTCATGCCCGGAGGCCGGCGCCAGCCCAGCAGCCACCTCGGGCGTCCAGTCGGTCGGGCGATCGCGCGGACCTACGCCCGGCCGATCCAGGTGTATCTGCGCGCCGACGAGCGGGCCCAGGAGCGTCGGCAGCGCGTCACGCGCACCCGCCTTCGGGCGCCGGTCGGCAGGGCCGTCGCTCGGGCTCATCCGCGCCCGCTCCTGAGCCTCCTGCAGGCGACCGAGCGCGCCATGATGCCGCAGCGGCGTCGGGTCCGCTCTCGGGTCGCGAAGCCGGTCGGCAGGGCCGTCGCCAGGACGTACGCCTACCCGATCAGGACGTACCAACAGCAGGCCAACCGACGAGCGGCCCAGCGTCGGCGCATGGTCGCCTCGTTCCTACATCATCCGGTGGGGCGGGCAATCGCTCGGTTCGTCGCCTTCGTCCACGTCACGCTCACCGCGCCGCGCCGCGCAGCGCAGCCGCAGCGGCGCAGGGTTCGGTCCCGGCTGGAAGCCCCGATCGGCCGGGCGGTAGCGCGGCTCGTCGCCTACCCCGTCCGCATCGCGCTGGCCGTGAAGCGCGCGATCCGCCAAGACCGGCGGATGGCGCATCCCCGGCGGATCCGGCCGTTCGGCTCCGCGCTGGTCGTCATCTACCCGCGCGCCATCCGCCGCGCCCTGCAGGCGGTGGCTCGGATGGCGACGGAGCGCCGCCGTCCGCGCCGCCTCCGACTGGGCCGCCAGGTCGGCCGCGCCCTTCCCCGCCCGACGCCGGCGCCGCTCGCCGTCTACCGGACGCAGGCCGGCCGCCGCGCTGCGCTGCGGCAGCGCACGTACCCGCGGAGCCGGCTCCGTGGGCGGTTCGGCACCCTCGCCGCGATCATCTTCCCGCGGCCGGTCCGCCGGACGCTGGCGGCGGTCGCCAGGGCAGCTGGTGCGCGACGCCGCGTCGTCCGCAACCGCCTTGCGCGCCAGGTCGGCCGGGCGCTCAGCCGGCCGTACCCGTATCCGCTCCGCGTCGTCCTGCAGGCGACCGAGCGGGCGATGCGACCCGAGCGACGGCGCGTCCGATCTGCGATCCGCAGGGCCGCAGGGTTCTTTCGGCCGGCGCCGGCGATCCGCCGGCGCCTGGCGGCTGTCCAGCGAGCGGTCCGTCCGGAGCGCCGCCGGGTGCAGTCTCGGGTCCGCGGCCCGGTCGGTCGCGCGGTTGCCCGGCTCGTCGCGTACCCGATCCGGACGGTCCTGGCGCAGGGGCATCTAGTCGTTCGGCTGCGACACCTGGCCAGAGCCCGACTGCGCCTGGCGGGTGGGTTCTTCGGCATTCCAGGACACCCCGTCAAGGGCCCCACGCGACTCCTGGGCATGGCGGCAAACCGGCTCCTTGGCCGGAACCGCACGGACGGCGGCGGCCCCAACCGACTGGGAGGCGGCTGAACGACTGTGCCACCCCACGCCAGCGGCCCGGCCCGGACCACCCCATGCGGCGAGTGCGGCGAGCTGCACCTGCGCTGCATCGCACATCGGCGGGACGGCAAGCCCTGCACGATGCAGGCCGTTCGGGGCGGCGAGGTGTGCCGGATGCACGGCGGCCAGGCCCCGCAGGTCCGCGCCGCCGCCGACCGCCGAGTCGCCGAGCAAGCGGCGCGCGCCGCCGTCGCGACGTACGGCCTCCCCCGCGACATCGACCCCGGTGACGCCCTCCTCGAGGAGGTCTGCCGCACTGCCGGCCACGTGGCCTGGCTGGAGCAGCAGGTCCGGGCGCTCTCGCCCGATGAGCTGGTCTGGGGCCGCTCCGAGGAGGTCGAGAAGGGCGCCTCCGAGTTCCCGGGCACCGACACGACCCAGAAGGCTGCGCCGAACGTGTGGGTCGTCCTGTACCGCGACGAGCGCAAGCACCTGGTCGACGTGTGCAAGGCGGCCATCGCCGCCGACATCGACGAGCGCCGCGTCCGCCTGGCCGAGCGGCAGGGCGTGCTGATCGCCGACGTCATCCGCCGGATGCTGGAGGACCCAGAGCTCGGGCTCGACCGCCGCCAGCGGGAGGTCGGCCGTGTCGTCGCATCCCGCCACCTCCAGGTTCTCAGCTCCACGGCCTGACCCGTTCGCGATCGCCGCGGCGCTGCTGGCGCCGGCGGCGGCGGTCCGCTCCTGGAGGCTCGGCGACGCCCACGGCTGGCACGAGCGCGACTGCCCGGTCTGCGGTGCCGACCACGCCCGCCCCGAGCAACTCCCTCCACCCGGCGATTGGACGGCTTGGCTGATCCTGTCGGGCCGCGGCTGGGGGAAGACGCGGACCGGCGCCGAGTGGCTGGCCGAGTGGATGGAGGCGACCCCCGACAGCGAGTGGGCCATCATCGCCCCGAAGCTGGCCGACGCCCGCACGGTGTGCGTCGAGGGCAAGGTCGGGCTCCTGCGCGTGCTCAGCCCAGGCGTCCTCGCCGGCTACAACAAGAACACCTACGAGGTCACGCTCACCAACGGCGCCAAGGCGTTCCTGTATGGCGCCGAGGAGCCCCGCGTCGGGGTCCGCGGCCGGAACCTCTCCGGCGCCTGGTGCGACGAGTTGGCCGCCTGGCGATACCGCGAGGTCTGGGACGAGGGCCTGATGCCGGCGCTCCGCGTCGGCGAACGGCCGCGCGTGGTCGTCACCACCACCCCGAAGCCGGTGCCCCTGATCCGCGAGCTCGCCGGACGCGGTGACGGTTCGGTCCACGTCACCCGCGGCAGCACGTTCGACAACGCGGCCAACCTCTCCCCCGCCGCGCTGGAGGAGCTGCGGCGGCGGTACGAGGGCACCCGGCTCGGTCGTCAGGAGCTGTACGCCGAGATCATCGAGGATGTCGAGGGCGCGCTCTGGTCCCGCGGCCAGCTGGAGGCGCTCCGAGTCCGCCAGAGCCAGCTCCCCGACTTCGCCCGCATCGTGGTCGGGGTCGACCCGTCGGGCGGCACCGCCGAGACGGGCATCGTGGTGGCCGGCCTCGGCGCCGACCGCCACGCCTATGTCCTCGACGACTGCACCGCCGGCGGCAGCCCGAACGTCTGGGGCGTCGCCGTCATCGACGCGCTGGACAAGTACCAGGGCGACCGGATCGTGGCCGAGGTCAATCAGGGCGGCGCGATGGTCACGAGCACGATCCGCACCGTCCGCGAGAACGCGCCGATCCGCACCGTCCGGGCTGCTCGTGCCAAGCAGGCCCGGGCCGAGCCGGTGGCCGCGCTCTACGAGCAGGGCCGCGTGCACCATGTCGGCGCCTTCCCGTTGCTGGAGGACCAGCTCTGCGGCTGGGAGCCGAACAGCAACGCCCCCTCCCCGGACCGCCTCGACGCGCTGGTGTGGGCGCTGACCGATTTGATGCTCGGCGAGAGCGAGTGGGTGCCGCAGGCCCCGAACGTGATCGCCGGCCAGAGGAGCTACGGATGATCGGACGCAACATCCTGGGCCACGCCGTGGTGCGCGACACGGCGCGCCAGCGCGTGCTCCAGGAGCGCCAGGCCGCGGCTCCATCGGCGCGGATGTGCTGCGGCCCGTGCGCCGCCGGCAACTACGCTGCCTGCCTGGCGACGCAGCCCTGCGACTGCCCCGGTTGCCCGGCCGCCCGGACGCAGCAGCCGCGAGTCGAGGCGCACCAGCCGTCCGGCCTGCCATCCCGGGGCGTGCTCCGGGCCCGCGGCCGCCAAGGCCTGCTGTGAGCGAGCCGGCCGCCTTCATCCGCAAGGTGGCGGGCGCCGTGGACAACCTCGCCCGCTCCTGGCCGGTCACGCTGACCGCCAGCCTGCGCTACGGAACCGGGGAGGTCGCCAAGGTCAGTAGCGGGACGCTGGCCGGCCGCACGGACGAGCACGGCAACATCGAGCCGTACGCGGCCGACGACCCGGACGTGCTCCGGCGCCTCTTCGGCGTGGAGGTCGAGTAGGTGGCGATTCCCGGAGGCGTGACGCCCGACACCAGCGGCATGGGCGGCCAGGTCTCCCCCGAGCTCCTGATCCCCAAGCGCAACCCGCGCCTCATCGATCGCATCGCCGGCCTGATCTTCCGGGCCCAGCCGCAGACGGGCCCCCAGCCTGCCCAGCAGCAGAGCACGGTCTCGGGCATCACCGTGCAGGCCCTGCAGTCGGTCTTCGACCAGTACTTCAAGAGCCAGAGCGACCGCCTCGCCGTCTACAAGGACGTGGACGAGATGGACGAGGTCTCCGAGGAGATCAGCGTCGCCCTCGACACGATCGCGGACAACGCGACCACCTCCGAGGACGGCATGCAGATGACGTTCCAGGCCGCCTCGGAGGACCAGAAGATCGCCGACGTGCTGGACCAGGTCGTCAACGACGCCCGCCTCCACCGCATCGTCTACAGCCTGGCCCGCAACCTGATCAAGTACGGCGACAACTTCGCCGAGATCGTGGTCAACGCCGAGGGCCAGATCACCGAACTGCGCCAGCTCCCGCCGTCGACCATGTTCCGCAACCAGGACGCCCGCGGCGACCTGAAGCTGGGCAAGCCCGAGTACGACCAGGACAGCGGGGCGTGCACGAGCCCGGGCGGGACCTGCGCCTTCGAGCAGCGCGCCGAGGACACGCAGGCGATGGTGGCCGCGTTCTGGCCCTGGCAGGTCGTCCACATCCGCAACAACCACGACGGCTTCCGGCCCTACGGGCGCAGCCACCTGCGCGTCGCGCGGATCATCTGGAAGAAGCTGAAGGCGATCGAGGAGGCGATGATCATCGCACGCCTCACCAGGGCCTACCCGAAGCTCTTCGTGAAGGTCGACACCACCGGCCTCTCCCCCGCCGAGGCAAAGGTCGCGATTGGCGAGGTCAACCAGGCGATGAACCAGCGCCAGGCCATCGACGGCCGGCGCGAGCAGCCGTACTGGATCCTCAGCGACGTCTACATGGGCGTCCCCAAGGTGAAGGACTCCGAGGGCAAGTTCACCGAGAACGCGTCCACGGTGAGCCTGCTGGAGCCCTCCGGGTCGACCGTCTTCAACATCGACGACATCAAGACCTACTTCCACCGCAAGTTGCTGTGCTGCCTGCGCATCCCGCCGGCGCACCTCGGGTGGGAGGAGCAGGTCAACGCCAAGGCCACCGTCTCGCAGCAGGACGTCCAGTACGTCCGCTTCCTGCGCCGCATCCAGCAGCAGATCGGACAGGCCCTGGAGCAGGTCTTCGACACCGCCCTGGTCCTGCAGGGCATCGACCCCACGCAGGCCGAGTACGAGATCACCTGGCCGATGCTCTCGGCGACGGACGAGGCGGCGGCCGCCGACGCCGAGTTCAGCCGGGCCCAGGCCGACAACCTCTACGCCGAGCTCCACGCCATCGACGCCGAGTGGATCATGCGCCACCGCTTCGACATGACCGACGAGGAGATCGAGGAGATCCAGAAGCGGATGGAGGAGGCCAACCAGGCGGCGGCCGCCGCCGCTGGCCAGCCGGGCGACGACGAGTCCGCGCCGGCCGCGGAGCCAACCGAGGAAGACGACGAGGAGGGCCCGCCCGAGACGGACGACAACCAGGGCCGAGAGCAGGAGCACGAGGTGACGGCGGAGGGCGAGATCCTCCAGGGTTGGGGCCCCGCGGCGCGCGCCGCCGCCCTGGCCGCCCGCCGGCGGAAGGGCGCCGCCAAGAGCGCGGCCCGCGCGAAGGCGAAGGTGACGGTCAAGCCGAAGCCCAAGGTCCATGGCCCGGTCGCAGGCGCCCACGCCCACGCGCACGCCCACGGCACCCTCGTGCACTCCCACCCCCACGCGCACGCCGGCGGGAACACGCATGTGCATCCGCACGCCGCCAGCCACGCCACGCACCTGTCCGCCCGGGCGGCCGGGATGCCGCGCGACGTCCACCCACAGACGCATGTCCGGCGCAACCTCGTGATCGCCGAGGATGATCCCTACGACGACTACGTGCAGCCCCGAGGGGCCGTGGACCGCTCGTCGGTGCTGATGCTCTCCGAGGCGATCAAGAGCCGCACGCTGGCGATCCTGGAGCGCGACGTCGACCGCGTGCTGGACGAGCAGCGGGAGGCGCTCGCGAAGGCGCGCGAGATCAACGAGGACGTGGCGTAGGCCGCGCGCTGCTGGTCTTGGCCGAGCTGGCCTGCGGACTCTGGGGCCACCGTACGGCCTCGTCGGCCACCGATTCGGTCTGCGCCCGCTGCCTGCGGCCGATCAGGTTCTTCGCCGGTCGATGGTGGCGGGTTGAGTGACCCGCAGCGCTGCCTGTGCGGCACGCGGGCATCGCGTCGCTGTCCCGGGTTCAAGGCGTACACGGACGGCTACTGCCGCTCCTGCGGCCACTCTCGACGCTGCTGCAGCAGCAGTCAGCACGAGCAGCGTCGGAAGGCGAAGAGGAACAGGGTCCATGACTGACCACGAGGCGGCCGTCCTCATCGACCGGGTCTCGGCCGAGGTCGCCGACGCCTTCCGGCCTCGTCTGCGCGAGGTGGAGCGCGAGTCGGACCGCCTCCTCGGCGAGATGCGCGTCCTGCGCCGGCGCCTGGCGGCCCGGGAGGGCGTCGAGGCCACCCTGCGCGCCGAGCTCGCGACGAGAGAGCGGCAGGCCGCCGCGCTGACCGCTCAGCACGCGGAGGCGGCGGCGCAGCTCCAGCGCTGGGCCGAGGAGGCCGTGGCGCTGGAGTCCCGCCTCGGCCAGATGGCCGCCGTCCTCGCCGACAGCGAGACGCGCCGCCTGGTGCTGGAGCGGGTCTACACCGACGAGAAGCGCCCGCCGGCCCACGACCACTCCACGGACGCCGGCGCGCCCCCGGTCGTCGTCTTCGACCTCCACGAGACCTTGACGCCGAGCCCGGGGTTCGTAGCCATCGACCAGCCCGGCTTCCTCGCGCCCCCCTTCGATGGCGTCAAGGCCGCGCTGGACGTCTGGCGGGGCCAGGGCCTGTGCCTGCACATCGCGACCGCCGGGCTGGACCCCTCGCACGGCCCGCTCGTCCTCGCCGCCCGCCAGGTGCTCATCCAGTCGTGGTGCACCGCCTACGGGCTGCCGATCGGGTTCATCACGGGCAACGTCAGGGCCCGTTGCTACCTGGACGACCGGATGGTGCCGGTCAGGCGCGGCGACTGGGACGCGGTCCGAGCTGGGGTCGAGGCCCAGCTCGAGCAGCGCACGGAGTCGGACAAGGCTGGCATCCGCCGCCTGGTCCAGCTTCCGGACCAGGGGCAACTGATCGAGGACTGGCCGGACCCTGACGCGGTGCCGCCCGACCAGCCACGCGGCCTCTCGACCCGCATCCTCGACGTGGACGTCCATCGCTGCCTCAGCGACTCGAACAGCTCGGCGCGCGAGGGCCGCATCTCCCCCGCCGCGGTGGACGCGCTCCGGCAGGTCTGGGACGCCGGCTACCAGATCCACCTCTCGTGCGCCGGCTGGGACCCGGCGGACAAGACCCCGGAGGAGTCCTCTCGGCGGCTCGCCGCCATGCGCCACCAGATGCGCGAGGAGGGCGTCCGCTACGACCAGTTCGTGAGCAAGGACCACGGCACTGCTGTGGTCAACGACAAGGGCCTGACCTTCACGAGCTGGGCCAAGGCGCTGCCGGCGGCGCTGCGGATGCTGCGCACCCCGGCCGCGGGCGACGAGGTGACCCTGCGCTGATGGCGACGTTCTACTACTCCAAGCAGGGCGACACCGGACCGCCGATCACGGACACCCTGCTGGACAGGAACGGGGTCGCCGTGAACCTGACCGGCGCCACCGTGAAGTTCCATGCCGTGGATCGACTCGGCAACGCGATCGTGGCCAACGGCACGGTGACAGCCATCGGGGGCGGGGCGCTCGACACCACCGGCGGCGTCCAGTACCAGCAGGTCGCGGCCGATGTGGCGGTGGCGCAGGACCTCTTCGCCGAGTGGATGGTGACGTTCGCGAACGGCGACATCGAGCGCTGGCCGGATGCGGACCAGGCGATCTGGCGGATCACACCGAAGCTGCTGTGACCGTCCGCAGGATCGCCCGCTCCGCACTCCACCGCACGGACAACGACGCCCAGGTGGCCGGCTACGGCCGCGCCCTCCGCGCCATCTTCGATGACTGGCTGCGGCGCTCCCAGGTGGCCGGCATGAGCACGCAGGCGCTCGGCGCGCGACTCCAGCAGGCGGCCGAGGCCAACTACGAGCCGGCCTACCTGCGCGGGAAGCGCCAGGCGTTCGGAGCTGCCACCCTCGGCCCCGACGACCGGCGCTGGGTCGCGGCGGCGCTTCAGTCCAACCGCATGTACGTCCAGCGCTCCCTTGAGGCCGACATCCAGGACAAGGCCACCTTGCAGCGGATGCAGGGCGCCGACCTCGTCGATCTGGGCAAGGCCTTTCGGAGTCGCGTCGAGCAGCAGTACGGCGGGCAACTTTGGCGTGTGACGGAGGCCGGGTTCCGCGCCGGCGCGCGCGACCTCGGCGACACCGTGCGCTCCCGGTTCCGGCTGCCCCTGCGTCAGGAGGATGACGGCGAGGAAGAGCAGCGCGACGACGAGCTCGCCGTCCTTGTCGCCCTCGCCCTCCTGTTGCGGCTGAGCCGTTCCCGAGTCGAAAGAGTCCTCGAGCGCCTCGGCGCCACGGTGGCGGACCTGGCCACGGCGACGTCGGAGACATCGCAGGCCGCGGCGAGCGCTCTCGGTGTGACCCCGGCGGCGCTGGCTGGGGCGGCGGGCCAAGCCGTCGCCGCGGCCGGCTCCGGGGCGGCGGCCCTCTCGGCTGCCGGTGGCGTCACTCCGGCCGAGCTGGACGACGCCATCGCGGAGGCGCTCGGCATCGGGGTGGCCGATCTCGCCGACCTGGGCTCGGCGCTGAGCGCTTCCGGTGGCGCCGGGTTCCGGATGGGCGTCCAGTACGAGACACAGAACGACGGCGACGTGTGCCTGCCCTGCCAGGAAGAGGGCGCCGGCGGCCAGGACGAGGACGGCATCTACTGGGAACCCCTGGAGGCGCCCCTGCCTGGCGAGGCGTGTCGCGGCAAGGGGAACTGCCGCTGCAGCCTGGCCGCCGTCTACGACACCGGCTCCGGCGACGCCATCGCTGCCTGAGCCGGCCCGGCATCCAGTCGTACTCGCAGGAGGCGCCCGCATGGCCCGCAGCACGACCACCTTGGCCGACCTCTTCCTGCCGCCGGACGGCCCGGTGCAGGGCGCCACGCCGCAGGGTCCGCAGCCGCCCCGGCGATGACCGATCCGCTCCAGCTCGACACCACGAGCACCGACATCTCCGCCGGGACGGCGGTCGCCAAGTCGGGTGGGCACCTGGTGAAGGTGGCCCTCCCCAAGACCGGCGACGAGGTCCAGGACGACGAGTCGCGCGAGCGCCGCCGCCAGCTGGCGGCGAAGGCCGCGCTGACCCAGCCGACCGACCCGGTGCCCTGCCCGGACGACATCCCCACGCTCCCAGGAGGCCCTATCGACATGGCCAAGTACACCGCAGACCAGCTGCGCTCGATGCTGGCCAAGGGTCAGGCGATCCGCAACGCCAACGGCGAGCCCAGCTACCCGATCGGCGACGAGGAGGACCTCGGCAAGGCCATCAGCGCGGTCGGCCGCGGCGGGAAGGATCACGACGCCATCCGCCGGCACATCATCAAGCGCGCCCGCGCCCTGGGCAAGTCGTCCGCCATCCCGAGGGCGTGGACCTCGAGCGGCGCGCTGGCGGCCGAGGCCGGATCGCCCTCGCAGTCGGGCGCGGCGGGCGTCCGCTACGACGGCGACTACCGCATCGAGCCGGACGGTCGCCGAGTGTTCGACCCCGACCACGACGGCGACGACGACTCCTCGCCGGAGGGCGACTCGGACCACGACTACGTGCTTCCGTCCGGTCAGCTCACCGCGAAGGGCCAGCGCGCGAGGGCGAAGGGGGCGATGGTCTCCGAGACGAGCCCGCTGAGGCCGTTGCTGCTGCTGGAGGGCGAGGTCCCGAAGCCGGTCATCCTCCAGGAGGCGGCCGAGGCCAACGGCGGCGTCATGCGCCTCAAGGTGCCCTTCTACGTCGGCGAGTCGATCGCCCGGGCGCCCGGATTCACCAAGCCCATCTACTTCCCGCGCTCGATCCTCCCGGGCATCGTCCAGGAGGGCAAGCGCCAGATCGAGGAGGGCAAGCAGCCCCTCAACGTCTATGCGCGACACGCCCACGCCACCAGCGGCGACCATCTGCCGGTCGGCGCCGTCGTGGACCTCGAGCAGGAGGGCCGCATTGGCTACGCGACCCTCGAAGTCTCGCCCACCTCCACCGGCCGTGACATCCAGGTGCTCGCACAGAACAAGCACCTGAACGCGGTCTCGCTCCGCTCGGGCCTTGGCCGGTTCGAGCTGGAGGACCGGAAGGTGAACGGGCAGCCGATGCTGACGCCGCTCCGGCTGGCGATCGACGGCGTGGACTTCGCGCCTGACTCGCCGGCGCAGCCGACGTGGGGCATCCAGATCCTGCAGGAGGACGCGCGTGTCGAGGCCGCGAAGGCCCCAGCGAATCATCCCACTCCGAGAAGGAGGACACCGCGACTCATGTCTGAAGACGAGCTGACACTCGACACGCTCCGGGCCGAGTACCCGGAGATCGTGGCCGAGATCGAGGCTCCTCTACGTCGGGAGAACCAGCAGCTCACCTCGCGGCTCAACGTCCTGGAGCAGGAGCGGAACGCGCGCCTGCGGGACGAGAAGCTGAGGGAGATCGCCGGCAACTTCCCGGACCCCGAGAAGGCGCTTCCGGTGCTCCAGGAGCTCTGCTCGGACTGCGAGACGGACGCCCAGGTGGCCGAGCGGGCGTTCCCCGTCCTGCTCGAGGCGCTCAAGCGCGCCAAGGCCACCGAGGAGCCGGCGATCGAGCGACCCACCCGAGAGGTCCTGCTGGAGATGTTCCAGCCGGGCGGCGCCGGCAAGGTGCCCATCACCCAGGAGGGCGAGGGCGCCAAGGATCACGACCCCGGGGAGTTCTCCGGCGTCGACCTGGCGGAGGTCTAGATGCCCGGCATCGACATCGACGCCGTCGACCCGCAGGTCGCTCTGGAGCAGATGCGCAACGTGCAGCTCCAGCAGGAGCTGCTGGTGAAGAAGTGGAGCCATCGCCCCACGCTCAACACCCGCACCGGCAAGGTCGAGTACATCGACTGGCTCGGCCAGGAGTCGGAGCAGCGCTTCAACGCCATCCCCCTGCGCAGCGAGCGTTCGCGACAGGCGATGGCGATGGTGCTGGAGAACCAGCTCCGCTTCCAGCACTCGAAGGAGGCGACCGTCTCCAACGGCCGCGTCCTCCTCCAGGACACCGCCGACGCGGACCTGGCGCTGCCCACCAAGTACAGCCTCCCGATCGTCCGGCGCATCTACGCGCTGGTCATTGAGGCCGACTTCCAGGTGGTGCAGCCGCTCCCGGGGCCGACCGGCTACGTGTTCTGGCTCGACTTCCTCCGCGAGAACGACTCGACGAACATCCTGTCCGTCGAGTACAACAACTTCCTCACGGCGGAGCTCGGCGTCCCGAACAAGGGGAAGATCAGCCTCAACCGGACGACCCTCACCGTGGTCAAGCAGCTCATGGGCATGTCCTGGAGCCTCGAGGCCATGGAGGACGCCCGGGCGCAGCTGGGCCTCGACATCGAGCAGGAGCTCATCGGCGCGTTCTCCGAGGAGTTCGTGCGCAACCTGTTCGGCCGCCACATCCAGGACATCTACATCAACTCGACGAGCGGGACCGGGACCGGCGCCAACCTGGTCAACCCGTGGGCCGGCCCGAACACCCTGACCACCATCGCGGCCCAGGGCTCGAACACGGTCACCGACTACAAGGCGCTGGTCTACGGCCAGGTCATCGACGCGGACGTCCTCTTCCAGAAGGCGAACCGCTACCCCTCGGACGGCATCATCGCCGGCTACGGCCTGGCGGGCTTCCTGCAGAAGCTCAACACGGCCACCCAGTCGCAGGCGCCGACCGACCAGAACATGGCCTCCCTGGGCATCACCGACTACGGCACGTACGCCGGCCGGTGGAGGATCTGGGGGACCGACTTCATCAAGGACGACGTCGGGTTCCTCTACAAGCGGAACCCGAGCCAGCTGCAGGCGGCGTACGTGTACGCCCCCTACGTCCCCATCCAGGTCATGCCCGCGATCTACGGGGACTACAACACGTCGGGCGGCGCCTACCAGAACGTGGACGCCTACACCCGGAACATCCGGGAGCGCTCGGCGCAGATCTGCACCAAGCCGTACGGCTTCATGCCCATCAAGGGCCCGGCCGGCCTGGTCTTCTAGCGATCCCTTGGAGGCTCCGGTCTCGTCCGGGGCCTCCGCCCATCCCCTTCGTCGAGGCGCCCATGATCTCCACCGCCGACCGGCTCCCGCTCCGGGTGACCAACACCGCGGACCTGCCCCAGCAGATGGGCCGATGGATCATCCAGCCCGGCGAGACGGTCGACGTCCCGATGGAGTTCCTGGAGCAGTTCGGAAATGCGCCCGGGATCCACATCGACTTCACCAGCGTCCAGGACATGCTCAGGACGTCCGACGAGGGCGGCCGCCTCGCCTTCGACTTCTGGTGCCCGCTCTCGTCGATCGACGGCTACGGCCGCCACGCGCTCGCGATCGTCGAGGGCCTGCAGCGCCTCGGCGTCGCGCCGGTCCTGCTCGACGCCGAGTGGCGAGAGACGCCGACCGGCGATCACCCCCATCTCGCTCCGGGCGTCCTCGCCGAGGCCCGTCGCAATCGCCTCCGTCTCCCCTGCCGCATCGGGATCGCGATGACGGTGCCCTACGACGAGCGTCTGCACGTCCACCAGAGCGTCTACAAGATCGGGATCACCCAGTTCGAGACCGACCGGGTGCCCGAGTTCCACGTCCGGCAGGTCAACCGCCTCGATCACCTGATCCTGACCTCCAACTTCCAGCCGGACGTGTGGCGGCGCAGCGGCCTCCGCCGCGACCTTCCCGTCTCGGTCCTGACGCCCGGGGTCGACACCGACTGGTTCGCCTTCCGCGAGCGCCCCGCGGGGGACACCTTCCGCGTCCTCATCCTCGGCGCCCTGACCGCGCGCAAGGATCCCATCACGGCCGTGAAGGCCTTCCAGGAGGCCAGCCGCGGCGACGAAGGGTGGCGGCTCACGATCAAGACGCGCCGGGCTCAGGGCATCGAGCTGCTGTTGGACGCCCTCGGCATCCCGCACGCGCCCGACCAGCTGCCGGGGTGGCCCTGGCGCGGACCCGCTCCGGTGGATCCGCGCATCGAGCTGTGGCTGTGCGACGACTCGCCCGAGCGCGTCCGCCAGCGCTACTGGGAGCACGACTGCCTGCTCTGGCCCAGCAAGGGCGAGGGGGTCGGGCTACCTCCGCTGGAGGCGATGGCGACCGGGATGGAGGTCGTCATGTCCGACAACTCGGGCATGGCCGACTACGCCTATCCCGACCACTGCTGGCCGGTCGGCACCTCGCACATGGAGCCGGCCGACATCCCAGGCGGGTTCAGTCGCCACTACGTCGAGTCGTACGGCTCGGTCGGCCAGTGGTGGGTCCCGTCCTACCCCGACCTGGTCAAGCAGCTGCGCCGGGCGCACATGGCCTGGGCGCGCGGACACGGGAAGGGGCCGCTGGCGGCCGCGTACGTGCGAGCGCACCACACGCTGGGCCATCAGGCCCGTTCCGTCCTGGAGGTCATCGAGAGGTACGCGTGAAGGGAGTCATCCTCGCCGGCGGCACGGCGACCCGCCTCGGCGCGCTGAGCGTCGGCACCAACAAGCACTTGCTGCCCCTGGGGCGCGAGCCGATGGTCTGCCGCTCCATCAGGACGCTCCTCGAGGCCGGCATCGAGGAGGCGGTCGTCGTCGTCGGCGTCCAGCACTTCGGCGCCTTCGTCAGGTTGCTCGGCGACGGCGGGGGACTGGGCATGCGCCGTCTCCAGCTCGCCTGCCAGGAGCGCCCCGGCGGCATCGCCCAGGCGCTCCTGGCGGCTGAGGCCCATGCCGGCGGACGCGTCGTCGTCCTGCTCGCCGACAACGTCTGGGAGCGGTCGCTGCGGCCATGGGTGGAGGCGTTCGGGCGCCAGGAGAGCGGCGCCCGCGCGCTGCTGAAGGCCACCGCTGATATCGCGACCCTTCGCGCGTCCGGGGTGCCCGAGCTGGACGCCACGACCAGGATCGGGCGCGTCGAGGAGAAGCCTCCGGTGCCGGCGAGCCCGTACGTCGTCACCGGCGCCTACGCCTTCGACGAGACGGTCTGGAGCGTCCTGCCCGGGCTGGCGCCGTCCGCCCGGGGCGAGCTGGAGATCACCGACGTGCTCAACCGCTACGCGGAGCGAGGCCTGCTCGAGCACGACGTGATCGACGGCTTCTGGACCGACGCCGGCCAGTCGATCGAGGCGTACTACCGCGCCTCCGACTGGGTCCGCCGTCAGGAGGCCCGATCGTGACCAGGGCCCTGGTCACCGGCGCCGCCGGCTTCCTCGGCCATCACTTCGTCGAGCACGTCCTGCGCACGACGGGCTGGGAGGTCGTGGGCGTCGCCAGCTTCCGTCACCAGGGGTGTCCGCTGCGGCTCCGCCACCTCGTCGACAACCCGCGCCTGCGGATGGTCCACACCGAGCTCGGAGCGCCGATCAGCG